CTCAAACATCTCGGCGGCAGGTGGACCATCCTCGGACAACGAAATGCGAAAATCGGGAACAGCGGGGGGAAGTGCCTTGACTTCGTTACGCTCTTGGCTAATTTTCTCAAAACGCTGCGACGTTTCCATAAATAAGTTATCGTCCATGACCTGCTTGACGGGATTGGATCCCTTAACGAGCTCCTTGCGTTGCAAGTATTGGGAGAAATCCTTCGCACATGCACCGAGAACTTCCTTATTGAGTGTCGTGATGGGTTTCTCCCCCTGTTTCTCGTAGACCTGGCGAAGGTAATGATCGAGGGTCTTTCCCAGGCGAGCACGCTGATCGTCGCTTAATGGTGCACCATTGCGGCTCTGGAAATCTTGGAGGAGAACCAGTTGAAGGGTGTTATAGTTCTTTTCGCTAAAAAAGACGTTTTGAACCGAACCTTGCTGTTGTTGGTTAAGGGCCGGACGATACATTACTATCTTATCCTCCTAAATCTTTTATATGGCTTTTCCTACGATTATTTCGCAAACAGAATCTTTCGGAGATCCAACATAAATCCATCTTTTACGGCATCCTTACAGAATTCACGAAACGGGATTCCATACATCATACAAATGATGAAATACATGCTGAACATGCCACATTCGGACTGACCATATTGGAAGCGACGGGCATTAAATCCGAGTTCGCAGTCAGGGATTTGAAGGGTAAAAGCACGCATGAATCGTGCAATCATGGGAGGTGTTTTCATTCCATAAGAATCGTAATAGGAAATGATGGGCTTCTTGATATTATGAAGGTCAATGTATAACCCGACCCAATGGCTTCCACCTTTGTAATGGGGGTCCAGATTGAATACCATTCCGATCCCACGTTTGCCCTTATTGTACTCGTCTTTCAAGTTCAAATTACAGAGTTCTGCGTGAAGACATTTCGGGGTGTCTTGTTTGAGATAGGGATCGGGTGCCGAGAAGTCCATGGGGAATACACCCATGAATTCGAACCAAGGAAAGACGTCTTCATATTGTTTCATGACGTTCTCGATATTAAAATTATCCAGCCACTGATTGGGCTTTTCGTCCCATACAGCGGGTCTCTTGGGGCGAAGATATTGGGTACGGACGGTTTTTTTGAACTCTGCATCAAGAGGTGCCTTGTCTAAGAGACAATGTTCTTCGTTTTCGCCACATCCCAGATCCTTAAAGAGTTTGGAACCTTTCGATCCAACCTTCCGTTCGATATCAGAATAGACGGTGGTAGGTAGGCATTTCTTTTTTGATTTGAGTCTTGGATGACATCGTGAGATGTCTTTGAGACTCAGTTTGCGTTTTCTTGTTTTCATGGCCTATTGTGTACGGAGAATAAAAAACAGTAGAGATAGAAATGTATGATTTTTCCAAATCGAACTTTATTTTAATGATAGGTGGTCAAATCATCTTTTTTATCCTATTGATCCTGGTCGTCTATTTTGGTATGGAACCCTTGAAGTCGTTTCCTTATGCGGATGACGTTCGTTCACAGGTCAAACTCTTTATGGCTGCATCCAACGCACAAAAGAAGTGATAAATAAAAAGCCTATTCATCATAGAATGTCTACCTCTGCGAGTGGAAACAGTGCAGTTGCCTCAGCCGCGGCAGGAGTAAAAAACGCAGCATCGAACGCAGTAGAGGCCATAACAGATCCATCCAGTTGGACGGGATCCGCTATTGCATCGACTACGGGAATGATTGTCTGTGGACTACTCGCGGTAGGTCTATACATTGGATCGTTTGTGGTCATTTCGCAGTTCGTAGGAACAAAGGATAGCCAGAACCAAATCAAACCAGAGATCAATAAAATCCTAGGTCTTACCATTGGTGGTTCCTTTGCTCTCTTCTTGGCACTTCTTCTTTACTTTATCAAGGATCCCAGCAATATCATCTATATCGTATTGATCATGTCATGCATCACCCTGGCATTATCGTATTCGGCACTCGCCATCTCCGCCATTTCTAAGTGAACCTATAAATAGAATGATCGTCATCGTATTCGTAGTGATTGCCTTGGCTCTCTATATAACCTCCTTTGTCATGGCGGGAAAATACATGGATCAGACCGCAGACTGGAATGAAATTAAAACAGAACTCCGAAAGGTATGGATCATTAGTGCAGTGGGATCCATTACCTTGTTTATTGGCATCTCAATGTTGTATAAGGAAGTACAAGCACGCGATCGTTTTATGTATCTTCTGTTGCTAATGATGTGTATGTCTCTGGGATTTTCCGTTTGTTCGTTGTCCATTTCGATGATCAGCAAGATGTAAGACCTTTCAGCTTAGAGACCAGACCGAAGGAACCGAATGATGCAGCCTCAAACGAATGTCATCCTTATTGGGGATTTGAGACACACCCTGCAAGCGTACGATGCATCGAATGGTATCCCCCGACTTCAAATCAGAAACGTGTAGCGTCTGTTCGTTATCCGTTTTGACCAATACGGTCGGATAAATGAAAAGAGACAGGATGTTCCCGTCGAGCAAGAAATAAAATAAATGGCGAATGGACTCATACGGCTTGTTCCGCAGATTCAGAAAGCTTTGTTGATGCACGTAAAACGTACTCACCAAATATTCATGAAGTGTATTCATTTTTACCATGAACGTGGGATGATCCGAGATGTCCACGCGAAGACGAGACGTTTCAGGGTTGTAATCGACGATACGAAGGGGCGGCGACAGAATGCTAACATCGTGGAAATCGATGGAGTTGTCTTTATAAGAGAGTTTGGCGATGGTTTTACCGAACCGATCAAGTTGAAAGGGATTCAAGTGAATATGGTTGACTTCAAATGCCTGATAGGGGATGGCAAGAATCATTCTTATCCTACACACGACGGGGTCATTTAGGCCCGTATAGGAAATGGACATAAAGAAAAAAGACGCACACTATCCTAGAACATGGATCACGAAAGTGCACAAGAAGTGGGTCAAAGCGTTGGTAGAACGCTGAGTCAAGAGAATCTTAAGGAATGTGGTAAAACGTGCTGGGCCGTCGTACAGGATCGATGTGAGCAAATTGCAGCGATGTTTCGACAGCACCCTACGGAGCAGGGAACCACCTATGGTCAGCACTTTCTGAAAGCGTCGGTCATGGCATGCCAGATGGCCAAGGGATCAACCGCACTCTTCATTCACGCCGTGTTTCCTTTCTGGTTTCAACGTACTGGATCAGATACAGTCAATCAATTGCACGAAGAGATTCATGCGGCGAAAGAGAAGACGGAGTAAACCTAAACAATCGCCCTGACATCCTAGGTAATGGATCAGCCCTGTAGTTATGCATGGCGTGGCCCCAAAGGTTGTGGTAAACGAACTAAACTCCTGTCTTTCCTGCAACAACAAGCGGAAAAGGCAGGCGTTCCCTTTGATATGAAAAAGAGTACATGGTTTTTGAACAAGCAGACGAACGGTGGCGATCCGGATGAAGATGACGATGATGCCTCGGGCAAGTCCATTCCGTATGAGGAATCGGCCCTGCATCTGGGATTTGATACGGCGACCATGTCGATGTCGGATAAGGTGTTCTTGCAATCCATTCTGACACGCTGGACGGGACAACAGGACGTATGCCTGATGGCGTCGGCCATTCAGACACGATACCTTGTGCTGTATCACGCCCATTTCTTGACCGACGAGTCGGTGCTGCAGCTACAAGAGTGTTTGGAGCAGTATCCGACATTTGCGATCCTTCTGACCACCGAGTTCCCGATGTGTAGTCGCCTACGTGATTTCTGTTTTGAGATTCCTGTGAGAGGTGAAGATCGCCTCTTGGCAAATTATGTCCAGCGTGCCAAGTTGTGCACGGAGGATGTGTGGCTCTCGTATTTCAAGAAAACATTGAATGAGTGGTCGTTGAACGGGGAGCCATCAAAGATCGCGGATGTCAGGACGTGGATTTATACATGTCTACAGAGGAATCTGAGATGGACCGATGTGATTATGTATTGGATCGCGGCAATCTATGAAACGGAATGGATCACTCCGACGATTCGTGCCCCGCTCTTACATACCCTGTGGAATGCGGAATCGGGTTCGGGCTGGGTCTTAGTCACGTCGTATCGTATCCCGATTCTCTGGGAGCATGTGCATTTGAAACTGGCACGCCAGCTGCATCAATTGCGACCCTCTAAGTAGAATGGCGCTTCTGAACGCCGTGCTGGATGTTATTCGGCATGAATTTAAAAAGAAAGAACCGGTTTGGAAGACCATCCCGTTTGTTTCGCAGACGGACCTGGCGTATTTAGAAGAAGAGTGTAGTCAGCCGTCGGATTTTGATCGACTGGGTGCGAGGAAAACAATGTTCCAGCGATTCAAGGCGGGAACGGCACGATATGAAGTGCGTCAATGCGAATATGGACAGGTCATGGCGATCTATGATGATAAGGAACAACATGTTCCGTGGGGCCTATGGGGACGTATCCTTCGATCGTACCATGAACGAGGTTCGAGGCAGGCGAAAGTCTTCTTGTTGGCACACCCTTCACTGAGAGAGTTTCCCAAGAGTGCTTTACAGCCCATTCATTCGAGGCGAATGGACAATTCGTATCCGCACATTACCCCTGAGAACATTAATGGCGGGTATACATACAATTGCAATAAACAGACGATTATGTTGTACCGAGCGGAGGATGCGACACGTGTTCTGATCCATGAATTACAGCATGCATCGTGCCTGGATCATATGGATCATGGGGTGGATCAAACGGAAGCGGAGACGGAAGCATGGGCGGAACTGTTGTATGCGGGATTCCTTTCGATGGGTAATGAAGCCTTGTTTCATCGGCTGATCAAGAAACAATCGGATTGGATGCAAACGCAGAATGCGGTCGTTCAGCGACATTTGAAGAAGCCGATGGATTTTCCGTGGCGATATACGATTGGAAAGGAGGAGGTCTGGAAACGATGGGGAATTCTCCAACCGGCCTCTATTGTCAAGGAAGCACAGCATTCGCTTCGTTTAACGCCTCCGCCGACGGCGGAGTTGAAGAAGGCGTTTGGTGTTAGCTCGAAGATTCTATAAGGCCTTTTTTACAAAAAAGTCTTAAAAATTCTTACTATGATCATAATAAGAATTTTTAATAATACGAACAAATCTTATGCGATTCCTGCTGCACTCAGACGAGCAAGAACTGCGGTTAACTGTGAAGAAAGATCTTGGATCTGTGTGGCTTGAGTTTCTGTTGTGGCGGTTAATTGAGTAATCTTACAATTTAACTCCTGCACGGCTCCGATCAAATGAATGGTATAATCGCCATAATTTACACCAAAACGCATACCATCATCACAATCTGTTTCTTTGATCATTTCATTCTTCCAAGTACTAATACAGTGTGGATTGTGATCTTGAACCTCTTGGGCGAGTAATCCGATACAGATCGCATCCTTTGAGGACTGAGGGGCAGGTGTAAGAGGATTTCCGTCTTTGTCATAATCATAATATTTACGTTTGTAATACTTTGGCTTGCATCTCAAAATACGTTCTAATGAGCGAGTTGTTTTCAAATCATTAATATCATATTTTTCACGCTCATCCGATACATTTGAACCACCCGATGGAACAGTATAGCCAACTACGCTGCCATCACGGGTAAAAACGGTAGTCGCATTATAAAGATATAAATCCATCCAACGAACGGCTGGAGCTAAACTTGATATAAAATTTGCATTATAATTATTACTTGCGAAACCAAGAGCAGGTTGATTTCCAGCTGGTGTACTTGTATTGCAAAAAAGAGTAAATCCCTGAGCATTCCATGATCCAAGATTACCAGTGGTAGCATTTGTATAATTTATAACGGCGTTGGTATTGTTCGAGCCTCCAGTGTTGGTTGCATTCCATGAAGCAAACCCACCACCGCTACACAAAAAGCGAACACCGCCAGTTGTGTCATTACGAATCGTATAACCATTTGCTCCACCGTCATTTGTTCTTGTGGAAGAGTTCATAAAATGATTGGTATTACCTGTATTATTTCCAATAATTATATTAAAATACGCACTTGAACCGGCACTACTATTTTGAAAATAGGAGGAGGCATCCGCATCAATTCCTGCATATTGTCTATAATATCGTACATAGTGGCTGATAACACCATCGTTGCCACTATTCTCAATTTGCACGCGGGCAGCATTACCGGTATACATAACAATATTTCCTTGATTCTGAGCGGCATTGATGGAATATCCACCTCCAATATAAATTCGTGCACCATAGACGCGAACACCACCTCCCCACGTCAAATCGCCAGCTTTCATATTGATGGATTCTGAATAAACGGTTATGCCTCCATTTCCATTAAAACTGTCAGCAGAAGATACATTCAAGCTATAAACATCAGTTGTACCAGTACTCTGACCAGCTCCATAAATATGACATTTACCAGTTGGATTGGTCATTCCAATACCGACATTTCCACCGCGTGTATTCAGGCATACAGGTTGTGTAGAGCTATTTCCTGCTGCATTGATATATCCAATACCATAGACTTGATCCATACCAATTGCCATGCTATATATAGTGGTTCCCGATTTACTGTTTGAGATGGTCAATTGACCTGCACGATTATCAACGTCTGGTGCTTTCGTACTATCCGCAATCGTATTATAGATAGAAAGTGTGGTTAGAGGCGTCGACGTTCCAATTCCCACACCGCTTGTCCCAAGAACATTGATTGTGGATGCCTGTATTAGCATATGACCTTGTCCAATGGTTGCTCCTCCATTGGATTGAATACGTGTAGAATAATCGGGAAGGGCTGAATCACTAGAATGAAAATCAAAATAAACAGAGTTGGCAGCGTCAGAACCGATTTCAACAAATCGGTTGGGATTGGCTGTATTCTGTCCAATGGTCGTAAATCCAGTGGTGGTTGCAATAACAGGTGTTGTGATACTCGATGCTGTGATGGTCGATCCCGTTAATGTGGAATACGCCATAGCGGTCGTAAACAGATTATTAATCCGTAGCGTATCAGACATCTCTAAGGAGACGGGTTAAAAAAACGCTGTATTTTTATTCATGCTTCTCTTTTACAACCGAGCATGATAAATGATTTATGCATTAAAGCCCTGTGATTGTGCCCAGGCAATAAGGCTAGCCAGTTGAGACTTCATCTGGGCATTTTCTGTTTGGAGAGCGGCATTCGCTGCGGAGAGTTCCTTGACCGCTCCAATCAGAATCGGGATACATCCATTATAAGAAATTCCATAGATCTCTCCATGTTCCACGTCTTGGATCGAGCTGACAAGTTCGGGGAGTACATCTTTCACTTCTTGTGCGATTAGACCAAACGATTTGTACTGCGAATCCATGTTGGACTTCCAGCGATAACTGACTGGTCGCAATGCCTCAATGGTATCGAGGCAATTGGGTATGGATACAATCTCATCTTTCAGTCGAAGATCCGACTGAAAGTTCCATCCGCCGGCAGGGTTCAAATGATTCAACCAAGCACCTGCATTATTGTAAAAAATAACAAAATCACCTGCATAGAGATTGGGACCCACATCCCATTTTAATCCATTATTACTGTTTGTTATTGAAAATGGAACATTTTGACCACTAGAATTGCTTCCTGATCCATATACATTCAAACTTGCAGTGGATGTCGCTGTTCCAATACCAACATAGCCACTTGAATTTACAGCGATGCAATTCGCTGGTGCAGAATAGGCGAATTTCAACTGTGGTGTCCAGGCCGACCCATCTGCAAAATCACCCAATACAAAGTTATAGTCGGCATCATATCCCATCTTGAAATTGCGATAACTAGTTGACCCATTCGTTTTGCCAACCACAATGGTTCCATCACATGCAACTGCCCCTGTTGCGGCTCCTATCTGGAGTGTTCCCAAGGGAGTATTTCCGTTATTACCAATGGCCACTCTTCCACTTGGATTGGGTTGGATAAATACACGCTGTGATGCGGGAGTATTAGGATAGAGATGAAGATTTCCACTCGCATCCGTAAAGATATAGGATGTATTGGAGGCGGTTTTCAAATTAATACACGCAACATCATTGGCATTGCCTTCAATTTGAATGCGATTTTGATATCCAGTATTTGATGATCCATAGACATGGAGACTGACCGCAGGATTCGTCGTTCCGATGCCGACCTGTCCTAATCCATTGAAGCATAGTGTAGTAGGACCATTATAGATCTGCATGGACACATAATTGGAAGTACTTCCTGAACTTACTGTGTTAAATGAAAATTGTGCCACATTATAGTTGGATGCGGTTGCTCCCAAATAGAAATAGGGATTCGTTCCATATACGTGTAATGCTTGTGCAGGATTCGTTGTTCCAATGCCGACATTTCCACCACGAGGATTCAGGCTGAGATTCCATACTTTCAGTCCATAGACAATCGATTGAATGGAACAACATTGATTGGTATAATCGGCATCTAACATCATATACATGAGATTTGTTCCAGATGTTCCCTGATTGGATAGAATTCCCATGGAATGGGTTCCACCTTCATTCACAACTGAGTTTCCATCTTGTGTGATTTGAAGTTTTGTAAGTGGGTTCGTTGTTCCAATACCCACATTCATAGAACCCACCGTCATGCTGAACGATGTAAAATTAACATATTGATTCACAGAAAGAGCCTGGACATAGAACACAATTGCTCCTGAATAAGATGGAGCATACAGATTTGGGATAAAGGATCCAGAGATCGTTGTTGTCGTTGTACCAAATAAGTAAATATCCGCACTAATTGTAGTATCTCCCGTTCCCATTGTATTATATTGCCTCACCGAGAGTGATAAATTCGTGGAACCTTGTACACCCGTAAAAGTAAAATTGTAGGTTGTTCCTGCAGTGTAGGTAAAGGAGGCAAGTCGCATGGATGCCGCACCAGCAGAGGCACCTGCTGTTAGACGATAGGAACCCGAAATGACACTACCTGATGGAGCGGTAGGGGGTAAGCCTGATGTGGTAAAACTCGCAGCGGTTTGTCCTGAATCGGCTAGAGAGGTATAGATAACATTACTGATATTAGAGTTGTACCCAGGAGCGGTAATAATACTGGATGTAGTGATACTCGACGTGGTAATGGAAGAAGTCGCATTCATAGAACTCACGTTCAATGTTGAATAGGCTGCCACACCAGGTGCTCCACTATTGATACTGGAAACGGTTAGGGTGGATAACGACAACATATTAGTGGTTATGGTGGAACCGGTCAGGGTAGACAGGGACAACGTAGTCGTTGTAATGGAAGCAGTTGAAATAGAAGAGCCTTGGATCGTGCTGACCGTAATGGCGGGTGCTCGCACATTTCGCCGAGCGTTAAAACTGGCAAGTCCAGATGCCATCTCTACTATGATCTTATTTTTTGGTATGATGAATAACACAAAATAAGATGGGTCAGCCAATTATGAAAGACGGGCAGAAAGGTCGTCTATTTGTTTTTGAAGCATAGCCAATTGGCTGCTTGTCGTGGCATTCGCCGCTTGAAGCGCAGCACACGTTCCGTTAAGTGCAGCAATCGTTTCCGCTTGGCATTTCACCATCTGGTGCAGTTCTTTTGCACAGGCAGCACCTAGTACGCCGATTTGTGATATGTCAACGGAATGATAATCGTCCACCCTGGTTCCATATACAAATACTTCATCGCTTGATGAATATTCGACCCATTTCTTAATTTCAATAGAAACATCAGTTGCATTAATAATAGTAGCTACATGATTATCTTTTGTTCTACCTCCAGGATGAGTAATAAGAAATAATCCTTCGTCATTTTCTCTGATAGGTAATGTATTATCAAATCGAATAAATACAACATCTTTTGATATTAAGGAATGCTCGGCTTTTTGCTGAATATTTGGAAGGTAATTTGTTGTAAATTTTACCATTTTTGGAAATACATTATTAACATTCTGAGCAATAACACCAACCTCCTGTGTATAAGTATCTTTACCAAGTCGATCATAAGAGACAAAGTTCAGTTGATCTAGTTTGCATAATAAACCATTTATTGGACAAATACAGCCTTTAACTCGTTCGTCGGATGATATAAAAAATCGATCTATTTGATTCATTATATGCATATATAAAATGCTATTCTTTATATTCTTATACCTTCATGATATAACATAATGCATAAAAGGGTGGACGATTTTCAAATCCCCATCCACTTCCTGTATATCCGAGTGAAGTTGGTGGATTGGAAGAATTTGTTGCATACCATGTAGTTGCATTCGTAAAAATATTAATAGAAGCCCATCCACACTCTCGATTACCTGTACCCCACTGTTGATCATCGCAACCACCTGAGTTGGCGTGCGATAGTGTACGTGTTCCACCTGTGTGGTCGTGGCGCAGATCAGGCATGGAGTGAGTGTGGGCAGGAAGATGACCGACATCTAGATAGGTTGTATTTACACCAGCTTGATCGCCAGGATTATAACTTCCAGGTCCAGCTGCAACAACAAAACGACCTAATAAATTAGGTGTTGTATACCCATTGACGGTTGCACCATTACATAATGCCCATCCTGTTGGGACGGCTGAAGCTAATCCAGACCACATAACAATGATACCAACAGGAATGAGTACACCGCTTCCTACAACAAGGGTGCCAACAGTTAATGTTCCACTAATACTTGTATTTCCACTACTATCCGTCATGACCGCATCTTTGTAGGTTGAATAACTAGAATTGGCTTGCCAACTACCCTGGTAGATACGCAATCCAATTCCATTCTTTTGGAAGAGGACCAAGTTTTGATTTCCACCTGATGAATCCGAATAGGTATTCAATTGAATTCCATCAGCCCATGTTCCTGATGCTGCACCACCAAAAAATCCAACTGAAAATGAGTTTGAAGGTTGATGATTCGGTTTAAAATAATTAGTTTGACTTCTCATATCTGGAGCGGATATATAGGGGGTTGTAAGAAGACTGCTAATGCGAGCATTACCTATGACCTCCAATGTATAATTTGGAGTGCTAGAATTAATACCAACATTACCGTTCGCGGCGATACGGAATCGCTCGGTTCCTGTTGCCGAAAAATCTCCATTATACGTACAGCCTGTTCGAAATACATGATCGCCTAGCTGAGTTCCATAGGACAACCCGTATCCGGTTGATGCGGTAATGGCAGCGGTATTTATATTAACACATTCCCAGACAAGTTGAGTACTGGTTGCAGAGGGACCACGCAAATGAAGGGTGGTGGGTGTGGCATACGCTGCCGCATTGCTGGTGGTTCCAGAAGAAAGAATGGTGACACCGTTGTATACGTGGAATTTGCTCTGTGGGGTAAAGGTACCGATACCTGTAAATCCCGTTGACATGATGAACATTCCGTTTGAACTATTCATGTTATTGGCCGAAACAAAACCAACCGTGTTCGATCCCGAAAAGTATCCAATGTTAAAGACACTAAATCCATTTCGAATGAGTGTTAGATGACCCTTGTTATCCGAAGATCCTCCAGGACGAGTCAAATGAAGCATACCATAGGTTCCTCCTAGATCGGCAGGGCCATCTGAAATGGATGCGGTGGGTGTACTGTATGTTCCCGCATTGTTATTGACCTGTAATGGAATCGTCGACGCAGCGGTTCCGATTCCCACCATACCCGTTGCACTGATGGATGCCCAAATGCTGCCACTGTTCATGCTGGTAAAGTACAGTGGAGCAGCGGATCCAGTTGCACCGGATAGACCTGACTGAATGTACGTGGCGTTATTGAAGGCAATCATACGAAGAAGTCCATAAGGAGCACCTGCGTCCGTTGCAATGGCACCCATCACATGAAAGAGCTGAGATGGATTGGTGGTGGCAATTCCTACGTTTCCACCGAGAGGATTCAATGTTATGGAGGAACCGACGTCGTATCCAGCGGTAACATAACTGCTCTGAATGGCGGTTCCAAACTGCGGTGTTCCATTGTTGGTGTAATAAGATCCGAATTTGAGCGTTCCTGTATTGGTTTTACCAGAGATGACCAACTGGGCATCCATGGGATTCAGCGTCATGGTCGCAATGGGAATATCCTCTGCAACCGTCATGAGCCATGTGGGTGCGGTAGTTCCAATACCGAGATTGGTGTTTTGGAAGAAGGTCTTGTTAGGATCAATGTAAAAAGTGGCACCCGATGGACCGCCAGCGGTTTCGGTTCCAAAGATACCGAGGTTGGCTACGTCAATGGCGTAATATCCGACGGCCTGAGATTCGGTCGTGGTCGCGATGGTACTGGCACCCGCATAGGCGTAAGCATATTCACCGCGGAACCCAGTGGCAGGGTGTGTTATGGAATAGACGGTTCCTGATGCATAAAAATCGTTTACAGCGGTACTAATTCGGTTCACTTCCATGGTTTTAAAGGCACTATTGGAAACGGTGAGGGGATAATTGGGGGTGTTTGTTCCGATACCTGCCTTTCCACCAGTGGACACGGTAAGAATCGTGGAGGCAGACAACATTTCGGTACGAATCGAACTTCCGACAAGAGAAAGAGGATAGATGACATTGGCGGTTACCGTACTGATGGTGAGGGTACTGAATGACAAGTTCGTAAAGCTAATGGTACTACCTATCAAACTGGATGCGATAACATCACTTGTCATAATGCTACTTCCCGTAATGGTAGAATACGATATTCCCGTCATGGTCATAGTGGATCCCGTTATGGTAGAGTTGACGGTTAGCACATTGGCGTCGATCGTTGAGCCGGATAATGTGGAATAGGTTCCTGTATTCAAATTCAGGGTCGATCCAATCAGGGTCGAGTTCCAAAATCCGGTATTGAGAGAAAGAGTCGATCCCGTAAGGCTTGAATAGGTTCCCTTGTTAAAATTCAAGGTGGAACCGATCAGGGTCGAGTTCCAAAAACCAGTATTTAAGGCAAGAGTCGATCCTGAGAGGGTCGAATAGGTTCCGCTCGTAAAATTAATGGTAGAGACGGTAGCAGTAGATCGAAGAACCATTTGGTCCATCTGGATACTAGATCCGACAAGGGTGGAGGTGGTAAGAGAGTTATGAAGAACAAGGGTGCTCGCAATGATACTAGATCCGATCATGGTGGATTGAAAGACGATAGCGTTAGTACTGAGTGTGGATCCCGTGAGAGTAGAATAATTCACGCTTCGAACGACGAGACTGGAGCCGTTCATCGTGGAGTTCCAGGTGGCCTGATTGAGCGTCATGGTGCTTCCGAAGAGGGTCGAAAAGGAGAGGACGGAAGTGCTCAGGTTGACAACGGTCATTGTCGATCCGACAAATGTAGAGGAATTGCTCATATTGATGCAGGATAGGGTGGAGATGACACTGTATTGAAAATCAGTCGTCACGAAAACAAAGGTAGATGCTCTAAAACTGCATGCCGTGATGATGATATTGTCCATGGTAGAAACAAATGCACTAGAGACAGTTAAGGAGGATATCGTTGCATCGGTGGTAAACGAGGTGGATCCTCGAAGAGTGGAGAAGGAAATAGCGGAAATCACGGCACTGGTTCCAGCCAGGGAGGAATTCACGATGGAGCTACCGATCATGTATTTGTATCCAGTACTGGCGACATTCAAGGTTGAAACCGTTACACTTGACAAGTTTGTGGTACTAACGGCAAGCGACGAGATCGTTGTTGAATCGAACTTGGAGGTGGATACATACAAAAGGGAGTTAAGGGTGAACGTGCTAAGAACCATACGATTCAAATTGAGATCGGGTGTCCAGTTATGTTTACCATTGGAACTAACCGTAAAGACATATCCGTCTTTGATGAACGAGCCGTCGGGATTATAAGCGACGACTTTTCGGAGGATGAGATTATTAAAATCGCCCGAGGCCATCCTATCTAATGGTATTCCGTCATATTTTTTTGGTAAATACAACACTGTTTCAAATCATAACAATAGCACTTCTAAATAAACATCGTCTATAATAAGGATGGCACTTCCGAGTGGACCAATTGCATTCTCGGATCTTCGAAGGGTCATTGGGCCGAATGATTCGAACTCGGTGAGTTTAAGTCAGTATCGTCCGAGTTATGCACCTGCCTATGGATCGGGCATTCCAGGCGTAACGGATGTAAACATTTCCATGTCGCAATTTGCAGGAAAGTCGAAAGTATTGAAATCAGGATTTATCTATCGTGTATTTACTGGAATATACTTTAATGACAATCCCGCTATTTTCAGTACATTAACTGAAAATTACATTGGATCTACGACGGATACATCGAGTATCAACGCTGCAACAGGTGGTGTTGTTCCAAATAATGAATCGTGGGATGTGTATTCTGTAGAATGGTTTGGCTATTTCTATGCAACTGTGACGGGAACCTATACGTTTTATACTGTCTCGGATGATGCGTCGTATGCATGGATTGGGTCAACTGCACTTTCGGGATATACCACGGCAAATGCACTTGTCAATAATAGTGGTATTCACGGTGCACAAGAAAGAAGTGGAACCATCGCCTTAACAGCAGGAACCTTTTATCCCATTCGATGTCAATTTGGTGATAATTTCTACGGTGATAATTATAACTTTTCCTTTTCCGCACCAGGTATTACTCGAACGTATAATATGACAGGGTATGTGTTTTACAGTCTTGGTATAAACTCTGCGTTTCCTGCGGAGAGTGCTCGTATTACCAAAGCGATTTCACCGACCACCAACACAGATGGTGTATATTATATTAATGTGAATGGAACGTCGACGGCCATATATTGTTTGATGAATAGTGCATGGGATGGAGGAGGCTGGATGATGTTGATGAAGGCGACGCGTGGAACGACGTTTCAATATAGTTCAGGGTACTGGACGGGCGTTAATACGTTGAATCCAGCTCAAACCAATCGTAATGATGGGGACGCCAAGTTTGATGTTATGAATTACGCGATGATCAAGGATGTATTGGCGGTGTGGCCTGATGTGGGATATACAGGTGGAAGCATTGCGTCGCCACCTGATTCGTGGACATGGCTGGTTAATAATTATTATTCAAGTGGTACACGTGCAACGGCACTAACAGGATTCTCGGCATCACGTGATTCGCCGAGCTATCCCGATCCGATTAACTTTCCAGGATTTTCCTACAATATTTGGTCCACTCAAAATCCTTCAAGACGTCATATCTTTGGAGGAGGAAGTCATATTGGAACAGTAAATAGTAATTTCCGATGGGGATTTATTTTTAATGAAAATGCTCCTGGTGATTTTAGTTCATCGGATGTGGGTGGTGGAATTGGTATGAATATTACGTATGGATCAGGTATGAATTATAGTGCAGGTGATGCAATTACATGTTGTCAGACAACAACTGGCTTGAATCGGTCGATGCGTGTCGAATTATATGGACGGTAAAAGGATGTAAGCCTTTGGCATATAAGTTTTAAAAGCTATTTTATTGGATTGTAATCGAATAAAATAATTATACAACGTTTAACCAAGTTCTAACCAAGTTCTAACCAAGTTCTAACCAAGACGAGCCTTCAGTTGATTCACTTGTTCGCGAAGTTCCTTGATGGATTGTACCAACGGTGCGATAAGGGCAGTATAGTTCAAACTGTAGATATCACTCTCGGTATCGTAATTGACGGCTTGAGGGAACACCTGGTTGACCTCTTGGGCAATCAAACCGATCTGGGATTCACCTGGTTTGTAGTCGGTTCGTGTATACGAGTATCCTGTGAGGGAACAGACGGAATCCAAGCAGTTGGTCAAAGGAAAAATGTTTTGTTTGTATCGCTGATCCGACAAGGCGGTTATGTCTCCTGAGGCATAGATGGCTCCTCCAACATGAAGGGTAGCAGCGGTAGGATTGTTGGTTCCAATGCCGACATAGGAGGTAGGTTCTGGATTAATACATATTTTGGCCCAGGTAGTTAATGCCTTATTATGTCCTCCCATTTGAACGGTATCATTGTATTGACCTAATACGGCACCTACTGTATCTCCTCCAAAATATCCACGACCTGCCCAGCTACTACTAACTCCACTGAGCGGCTGATAACAGAATAGATGAGTACCAGGAGTCGTTGAACCAATGCCAACACTTCCAGCAGACGTAACTGTCATACGTATAAGATTGGTTGTTGCAATATGAACGTTTTTGGAAGGGACTGTTCCGACAACCATATCATATCCAGCTGCGTTTGCAAATGGAGCAGTTCCATCACTTTTCTCAAGTCCAACATATCCATAGTTTATTCCATTTGAGGTGAATGTTATATAATTCGCATCTGTTCCAGATTGTTCTATAAATAAGGGGCTAGAACTGGGAGAATAGAGATGTAGTCTTGTAAAAGGATTATTTGTTCCGATTCCTACATTACCAGTATTAAAGTAAATATTGGATCCTGACGATAACCATGTTGAGCCACCCGAAAAAGCGACTCCGTTCACAAGAAAAGACCCAGTTATATTCACACTTCCAACAACATCTACTTCGTATGCAGGGGTTGCTGTTCCAACTCCAAGTCTTCCTGTCTGAGTGAGGGTTAGGCGATTCGTCCAGGATGCAGAATTGTTATTGATCGATAAATTGTTGCTACCTGTGGTAATTTGCCATGATGCAGCAGCAGTATCGAGTAAGTTTAATGCAACTATACCACTTCCATTTCCAGCAACTAATCCTGTTGTGGCACGAGCTGTTCCTACTACATCCACTGCATAACCTGGCGTAGCGGTTCCAACTCCAAGTCTTCCTGTCTGAGTGAGGGTTAGGCGATTCGTCCAGGATGCAGAATTGTTATTGATCGATAAATTGTTGCTACCTGTCGTGATCTGCCATGCAGCCGCGGCGACATCCAAAAGATTAAGGGCTACTGCACCCGACCCATTTCCAGCAATTAATCCCGTTGTTCCACGAACGTTTCCTACTGCATCGAGAGCATATGCAGGTGAATTGGTTCCAATACCAACATATCCACTCGAATTAATGACCATTCGTGTTAGCGACGCAGTAGAATCATAGACATAAAAGTTGCCGACTCCAGCACCTGATCCCGTTCCTCCTGAACCCACACGCCAATAGCGTCCACTGGTTGCAGTATTAACAAGATCCAATGTGGTATCCGATGAAGGAGAACTGAAATATGCAGTGGGAGTAAATGTTGCACTTCCTTGGTAGACATGAAGTGGATAGGCAGGAGCCGTTCCTACACCAAGTTGATTGTTAACCACCACGGTGGGTGTTGCACCTGTCACCGAGCCACCCGAAAAGTACATGACAGAAACGGGATTTCCAGCACTGACATCTTTATAGAAGGTCAGATTCGCAGATCCAGTTGTCATGTAATAGGCTGCACCTGCGATATCACCGACGCGAACACAGGTTCCACGTATTGCAGCCGCCCCCGATTGACCGAGATAGACAGCTTGTAGGGTTCCAATGACAGGAAAAACAACACTGGGACTACTCTGGAAGGCGGTCTGACCCTGAACTGTTCCTGCGACATCGAGGGTTGTTCCAGGTGAACTGGATCCGACACCGACATTACCAGAGGGGAGAATAGTGATACCATAGGTGGGATTGGATAGCCCACCTTGGGCTTGAAGACGTAAAATACCCGCATCATTACGAAGGGTGGCCATACTAATCGCACCACCGTCGGCGGTTCGTCCAGAGGAGTTGATAAATAGATTGCATCCGATTCCAGTATCGTTGAGGAGGGATAGCTGGGTATAGGAGTTGGATCCAAGACTTCCGTTTTGAATGGTGGTTCCAATAACGGTTCCACTGTTTCCATAAACGTATAGTGTCGTCGTTGGATTCACGGTTCCGATTCCGACATATCCAGTATTGTAATAAATATTGGCTCCAGCGGTTCCCCACTGACTGCTACCACCACCACCTCCAGCCAGAGGGGTTCCATTGACAAGGACTGATCCCGAAACGTTGATGTTTCCAGCGACATCTAATGTGTACGCAGGGTTCGTCATACCAATACCGACATATCCGTTCGAGCTGGGATAAATGTTGGCCATGGCGGTCAAGGAAAAGGTGGTGGGAACCATCGCAGTACTCAAAAGTTCTGCGGTAGCAGGATCATAGAGGACGTTGCTTCCTGATGCACCTGATACCATCAGATCGTATACGATACTGGTCGTCGACTTGATGTAAATGTACACATCGTATTTCGAGTTATTAATGGCGTAGACGAGATCGCATAGACCTGAGGAATTCTGGTATCCTGACACGGTTCCCCATACTTTCAGTCCTCCACGCGTGACGATCGATAAATCAACGTACATGACACCCGTTCCAAGAAATCCACCGATTTGTCCACGAACATTGACCATACCGAATCCTGCAGAAGTCGTTCCAAGTGTGGCGACTTTGTATAATCCAGCTCCAGATGCAGGACTATATCCGAGGGTATTTGACGTCTGAGTATTAATCCATTCGAATTGTTGCAAGTTATAGGCTTGAATGGATCCGATGGGGGCATCGATTGCATATCGTGGATTATCTGTTCCGAGTCCGAGACCACCTGTTAATCGACTGAAAAATCCTTGAATCTGAAATCCATAATATGAAACCGTCTCTCCTCCTTGTGAAACAAAGGAGAGTCCGAATTTACCAGAGGGAGCAACGAAACTAACGGTATAGGTCGCGTACGATCCGGTTATATTTACAGAGCTGGATCCTAGAATCTGTTGATCGGCGGGGCTGGTGGTCAAGTGATTGCACAGATAAAAGTAAGGATTGGTTCCCGTCATTTTAACGGTAATACTAAATATGTATGCATTGCCAGGAACCAGATTACCCGTGTAAGTCAGGACCGTATTGGTGTAAACACCGAGAAGGACGGACATTGCAGCGGGGCTACCTGATGGACCTGACATGGTTCCGTTGTAGGTGGCGGTAAACGCGGTAGCATCCGTACCTGTAAAGATATTGATCCATGTCTGAAGGTAGTTTCCAGAGAGGTTGACCGTGTTAAAGGTATTGGTCTGAAGATTGTAGGTGGGGTTCGTCATTCCAATACCGAGATTTCCAGTCGATACCGTGATAAGGGTCGAAGCATGTAGGGTGTTGGTGGAAATAGTGCTTCCGATCATGGAGGAAAAGTTCAGACGAGTGGTGGTGATGGTCGATCCTGTTAGGGTCGAATTCCAGAATCCTGTATTCGTGGTAAAGGTGGATCCAAGGAGAGTAGAATACGTGGTATTGATGGTATTCAGCGTCGAACCCGTCATAGTGGATTGAAGGATGAATAGACTTGTTGTCAGGGTACTTCCCACAACGGTGGAATAATACAAGGTGGATGTCGTTATGGTAGAGGCAACAATGGAAGAACCGGTCAGAGTGGAGTAGAAACCGTTGTTGATGTTGACGGTGGATCCTGAGAACAAATGGGTGAATAATGTGCTCGCGGTTCCTGTGGAGAAGGCGATGGTGGATCCAAAGAAAGTGGAGGTGGTAATAGAGGATCCAAAGAGAGAGGAGTAATACAGGGTAGAAACGTTAAGCGTAGAGGTGGTAAGGGTGGATCCCGTCAAGGTCGAGTAGAATCCATTATTGGTATTAACGCTCGATCCGTAAAAGTCATTATTAATCAGTATGTTTCCTGTGGCGGTGGAATAAAGAAGGGTAGAACCGTGCAGTGTGGAGAAATAGATGGAGGAGCCTGAGAGCGTAGAGGTAGTAATGGATGAACCAGTTAACGTAGAAAACCACCCGTTATTCGTATTAGAAGTAGAGGCGGATAGAACATTAACAAAGAGTGTGCTGGCCGTTCCTGTGGAGAAGGCAATGGTAGATCCGAAGAAGCTAGAGGTCGCTTGGGTACTTCCAACAAGGGTGGAGTAATAGATAGTGGATCCACTGAGGGTGGAAGTGGTGATAGAGGAGCCAAAGAGAGAGGAGTAATACAAGGTGGAAACGTTAAGAGTGGATGTAGTAAGAGTCGAACCCTTCATGGTGGAATAGAATACGTTATTTCCACTGATGGTAGAAGTATCAATGGTAGAATGAACAACCAAGGTTTCTGTGTTGGAAGTGGAACCTGTTAACGTAGAGGCGTAGAAAATAAAAAAAGATCCGTTGGTCAGTCTCAACGTGGAATTGACGGCGATCGTACTGACAGACAAATACCGAAGATACAAATCATTCGTCCATAATTGTTTGGAATCGGGTCCGATCGTGAAAACGTACCCATTATGGACAAGGGATCCGTCCGAATTGGACGGGACGATATTTCGGAGTGTCACGTAATTGAAATCACCCGATGACATTCTATCTACTGATCATTATTTTTAATAAAAGATGATATGTATCACAAGCCGTATATGAGATCTTAATAGTTATAAATCGCATAGTTGATCGTCGCGGTAATAGCGGTTGCATTGGGGTTAGAGACAATCCATCGAATCGTATTTGGAGAAATGTATACGAAGGTACATGTACCATTTAATGTTCCACTGTTGTATAATCCCGTGGTGACAATGGAGTTTGATGTAAAGCCCGTAATGGTTTGATCAGAGTTTGTTGTCGTATTTGCTGGAATCGAGGCGATGGTATAGGATCCAATAATGATTTGAGTAACAGCGGTTCCATTGGGTCCTGATAAGATAGTCCCTTTCATACTGGATGCAACCATGCTGGATACAGTAATAGTGGATACGGCGAGTGTTGATGTTGTCATGGTAGATCCGATAAGACTGGAAACCGTCAAGGTGGAGGCATTCATGGTAGAAGCGATAACAGAAGATACATTGATCATCGAGTTGGATATGCCTGATGCATAGATTTGACCGGTAGAAATCTGGTTGGTGGAGAGATAATTGGTAGAAAGTTGATTGGTAGACAACATATTGCAAATGACTTTATCGGACGTCACGCTTTGTAGACCACTGATCGAATTAAAGTTGATATTTCCGACATTGAGTGTTATATTGGTTGCATCAATACTTGCATTGATCTTGATATTGTCTACGACGATATTGCTTCCTGCCGAACCCACCATACTAGAATAGGTCAGGTAGTTGGTACTGATTAATGGGGCATTCATGGTGCATATCATGAGAGCAGTATTGGCATAAATAGATGATCCAGAGATGGTTGAAAAGTTAAGAGCTGTAGTGATGGCGGTAGAGGCATATACGGTAGAGATATTTGCACTAGATGCATTCAGTAATGCAGAAAAGAGAGTGCTAGTTCGAAAGGTGGATCCCGATATAGATGACACATAAATGTTATCAGAGGGAACGAGTTGTCCATTGGAAGAAGTTATGAATGCATGATTACTGGAAATGGGTATATCATAATCTCCAAGAAGGTAGGTTTTATTGGAAGAACTGTTATTATAGGTTCGAATGATCAACGGACCACTATTGATTGGCGTGATACCCGAGGAGCTCATCTAGAATGATAGCAGAATGAAAATCATCAATGTGTAAGTCTAAAGTTAAATATCCGGAACAACTAACAGGATGCCAGCGGGTGGAGGTTTACTACAACTCGTCGCAACAGGAAAACAAGATTTGTTTTTGACGGGAAATCCCCAGATCAGCTTTTTTAAAATGGTCTATCGTCGTCACACCAATTTCGCGATAGAGTCGCAAGCCATGTACTTTGACGGAACGCCCAATTTTGGACAACGTATTACTTGTCTGATTCCTCGCCGAGGAGACCTGTTGGGAAAAGTCTATTTGGAAGTGGTCTTGCCACAAATCAAGGATACAAGTGGTAATCCGCTATCGTATACCAATTCGATTGGTCATGCTCTTATCCAGGAGATAACCTTTGAAATAGGTGAGCAGGAAATTGACCGTCAGACGGGAGAATGGATGGAGATCTGGACGCAGCTAACGACACCACATGGTCAGCGTATGACGCTGAATGAAATGTTGGGACGCGTGGAGCCTTACAACTTGATTGATATTCAGCCCAGTACCCAATCGGACGGTTTACATTTATTGATCCCACTTCAGTTTTATTTTTGCCAGAATCCGGGCATGTATTTGCCCCTCTTGGCACTCCAGTATAGTCCAATTCGTATCAATATAACGTTGAGACCGCTTCAGCAGCTCTTCTGGGTTCCTCCTCCGATTCCACCGACAACACAGGAGGGGTGGATGCCGGCCTGCTCAGTTCAAGTCAGTTGTACGACGCCCATTACGAGCATGGTGCTCTGGGGTGATTTTGTATTTTTGGATGTGGAGGAGCGTCGACGATTTGTGAGTGAGACTCATGAGTATATTATTGAACAAGTGCAATATACACCGCCTTATGCGATAACGGCCAATCAGACGACGGCCACTATTCCGATTGAATTTAATCATCCGATCAAGGAGTTTATTTTTGTGGTACAGCGTGATTCGATGGAGAATCGCAATGAATGGTTTAATTATAGCAATTTGGCGATTGGTGAATACACGCCACAAGCCATTTTGCCATATGTCAATTCCAATGCACCCGCCGCACGTTTGGATTTGATTGCCACAGCGAAACTACAATTGGACGGTTATGACCGTTTTATGGAGCGAACCCCACAATATTTCCGTCTGCAACAACCCTATGAACATCATACTACAACTCCGGTCAACTCCTTCATCTATAATTACAGTTTTGCCTTGCGACCGGAAGATGCCCAGCCAACGGGTACGATGAACGCCAGTCGAATTGATAGTAAGGTATGGCAGATTCAAATGAATACGATTTTGAGTAATCCGACTCTACCTGCTTGGCAACAACGCGGAAACTGTCATGCAGTGGTATATGCACGAAATTATAATGTCTTTCGTGTGATTAATGGATTTGGAGGATTACTGTTTACAATTTAATGGGGCGTTTTTGGGTCTCTTTTTTTAAAGAAGGACTAAGTAATGAGCGCGAGCGTCTCTCAAATTGAATTTTGGCAGAAGGGGCTTGCCTTCAATGGAAATAACAACGGGAATGAGGGGTCAAATGGCGGAACCTTTCTTTCCTATGATGTCTTTTTGGCTCTTTCTGTTGTAGGTGGTTTCCTGGCACTGGATCATTTGTATCTTCGATCGCCGTTGACCTTTTTGGCGAAACTGGTGGTGAACATTCTTTTTTTTGGAGTATGGTGGGTGTATGATGCAGCACAGGCGATTTTTAATGGAGATACAATCAAGGTGTATGGTCTCGGTGTTCCAGGATTAGGGCCAAAGGGAATTGCATGTGGTGTGTTGGCGAAGGATGAGCCAGATAAGAAGCATCTTCGTTTTTTTACCTATGCGATTGCACTGATCTTTGGAGGAATGTTTGGCCTTGATTCATTTTTGGTGGGAAACAAACAACGAGGAATCATTCGTTTGGTATGCATGATTTCGTTTATTTTTGCTCCGATTGCGTTGGCATGGTGGGGATGGAATATGGTACGTTTCTTTACGGATACCAAACAAGTCGTTTCGGAACATGCGGGATATTTTGGTGCCGCGTCGAGCTCAGTGGAGGAAGAGATGCTTGCACGCTGGCCGTTCTTGAGTGCATTGTTTAGTCCCGTGCAAACCATAACAAAAATCATCAATGAGATCTTGCAGCCGTTTCAGCAAACTGCGGAGGCGGCGATCAAGACAGTGGATAGTGTCGTGAAAACGGCGGATGATGCATTGGTCCTAGGAAAAACGGCAATAGAGAAAGGAAGTGATATCGTGGGAGAGATTGCGGAAACAGTGGATAAGGCGACTGCAGCGATATCGTCGGCTTCTTCGGCGTTGCCTGGGTTGGATTTGTATAAGAGCATTTCCCCTGAATCAATCGCGGCGGCGAAACAGACGGGAGGAGCAGCAATTGCCACAAGCGCTGCAATCGCAACAAGCGACCTAAATATGCTTCACTTTACTCTAATAGGTACCATCGTACTGATTGCGATAACAGGTCTTTCACTCACTTATTATCGATCCAAGAATGTCCGACCCACGAAAGATGACACCCCTCCCGAACCAGGAGTTTTTCGAAAGCCTGATTCAAAAGAACGTGCCACATGAGCCGATCTGTATCGTAAAATTTGGAGCTCAGTGGTGTGGCCCTTGTAAAAAAATCGATGTTCCGCTCTTGCTCTCCCTGAGCGATCGGATCGTCTGGTATGAGTGTGATTTGGACGAAAATGATTATACCCCAGGTTATTGTGGGGTAAAATCGATTCCGTGCTTCCTGGCGATCGTGAATGGAGTCCCTCAGCCGCTCTTTCAGAGCTCGGATACCATGAAGGTGGCAGAGTGGATCAAGGGTGGTTTTAAACAATAAGCACTTTTTTAAAAAAAGTGCCCAAAAACGATTTGAAAAGTTTACAAAAATCCTTCAGATACATATAAAAGACTGTTTTAAGAACTTGGTATATTTCTTAAAATAATCTGTTTTTCGAAATGATTTTTGGGCATTTTTTCTTAAAAAGTGCTTAACTAAAAAAATAGCACATCTGATGTTTGAGACCCTCATAATGTGCACATTTATGAGCGGAGATGACCTTGCCCACACGAGGAAGCATGGGACAACGATGAGAATTCATCTTGAGTTCGGATCGAAAGAAATCAAGAAAGGGGGCAGTGGATCGTTGTTGTTCAGGGTTGAATTGGACAGCGTAGATGGGGTAGTGTTTGGATTCGATGGCGGCAACGTATTCCTTTCCTGATTCATCGAGCGAGGTAGCAAGAACCGAAAAGTATCGTCGTAGCAGGGGATTGGTTTTCATCTCTTCTATCGAGATTCCATATTCGTGGTATTGTAGGGTGGATTTCTGTTGTTCAAGATAGTCAAGATAGGGAGAGGGAAAAGATTGAATCATTCGAGAACGGGTGGTGTCGCGACTGATACGAATGGGAAATAGACCTTCGGCGGGAAAGGATTTCCAGGTTCTAGAACCACCGATTAATTCAATCAATCGTTCCATTCCAAAGGAAGTCCCCCAGATAGGGAAATATTCTCCTTTACGCATGGACATCTCGTAGAAGATACGAAGGGAATTCATGAACGTCTCGTTTTGGACAACCGATGATCGGTCGTATTCGCGATCGGTTCCTGGAAGGAAGAGCCCGTTGACCATTTGAAAGTATACTTCGTGATCCTTCGTATCAAAGGGAATGGGTAAAACACGTATTCCACGTTGTTCAAACCAATCAATATAGGACTTCATGATATGGGAGGTTCCATATTTCGATTTACGTGCGTGTGGAATGGTGAGAATTCCAACACAGCAACAGGATTTCTTTCGAGTACGAGACCGTAGGCTCCTCATCCGACTACTAGACTTGCGGATTTAACTGAAGATTAACTAGCAAATTGCACCTTCCCTCTTCCATCTTTCACAACATATACGTTCCATCCTTCGGTAATAAGACGCATCTCTGCCTTGCGTTGTCCCAGAAGGGGATTGGTATTGATATTGGCAAGTTCAATGTACAGTGTTGGGCGGTCGGCGGTGGTCCAATTAATGGTCCCTTCAGGTTGTCGCTCGGCAGGATAGACTGTTCCATATTTCTCTCCCGTCGACCAATTCATGGATCCGATATGTGCACCGTTGGCCTTTTCGTCTTTTGCCAGAGGATTAATACCGTTCCATACAAATGGCTCATTTAGTTCCTCTCGGTCCTTGCCTGCAATATTCAACTTGATTCGATAATAGAACTCACCGTAGGGTGAGGTATAAGGTTGGACCATTGCGGTGGTGTTCGAATCAAAATAATCATTGTACCAATTGTCCAGCTGGTTTCGATCGAGAGCGTTATAATTTCGGAAAAACCAAAACAAACGTTCGGTAGGATGGCGACCGTCAATAAATCTAGTACATGCTGCCACACCACCCTTGTCCAAGGGAATGAAATCGAGTTCTCCAAAGGAGAATTTGTTTTCGAATTGGCGACGAAAAGGGATCTGGATCGGTTTCGACCGAAGTTCTTCTTGAATTGCGGGAGGAACATAGTGTTGCACGGTAGATAATACGACAACCGGATTTGGGATTTTGGTACGCTCCAAAGGAGTAAAGGAATAGGACGAGCCGTTATCATACAGCACTTTCATAGAAGGAATACTCCAAGGAGCAGGTTTGATAACGGTCGTATCACTACAGACGATGAGATCTTCTAGGCGGCGTAGGGTTCCGCGAATACGAAAGGTCTGCCAGGACATGGCGACGAGAGGAAATCCTCCATCACCAGGACACTGTGTTCCAGGAAGAGGAAGACGGATTCGAAGATGTCCAGGGGTGGAACGCATTTGAAGACTACGTGTGGATCCGTCGGTCCATCCTCCTTTGGCCAAGGCCAGACCACAAGAATTCAAGGAACCTTCGGACATTTGTTTGGCCAAAAGACCATCGCCACTCCATTCTTGAATTAAGAACTGATCTTGGTAGAATTGAATACTTTCAAAGAGAAAATATCCGACTCCGTTAACGTACCCGTAGGAAGTTGAAGAAAGATCGTTTGTGGTGATGGATTGGAGACCGTTAACTGTCGCAGGAGGGGCCAATGCACCTGTGGGGGATCCGAGGGGAAGAGAAGGAAGCCAGGTAGGAAGATCAATTTCTAGGGAACACTCTGTAAGGACATCACCATAGGCATCAATTTCGACCTCGAAGGTTTGACCGAAGGCAGTGTCATTGAGTGGAATGATGGTTTTTCGTTCGGCCAAATGGTGAACGGAACTCTCATATCGTGCATCATAAGGAAATACACTTTCTTTTGAGTCTTTTACAAAATAATGATCTTTTACACCACGTGCAACGAGTTCAAACAGAGCCCCTTGCCCACTGGATTGGTTAATGGTGGCCATTCTATTTAGATGATTCTAATGAAAGTTTAGGCCAAAACATGACGGACCACTGCGGTGGCGAGACCCGACATCAATGAAATGCCGAGTGCCATAGGTAGATTATAACGGTAAGAGAGAACAATAAGAACACCAATAGAGCTTACCATCGCGATCAAGAGAAGTGAAACGCTTTCGCTGAGAAGTTCATGTGGATCCTTGGAGAGAGAGGGAAGTTGACCAATGATCCATTTGGAGAGAACTGCCGTAAAGAGGGAGGCGATGACCATGACAGCAAGGATACCTGACCAACGAAGTTCATAGACAAACGCGGCAACGTAGACGGCAACAATGTTGAAGGCGGAAAGCATGCCCATTTCAAGGGTTAGTTCGGTGGACGTTTTCAGCATATCTATTGTATCCTCGGTAAAAATTGATATCATTTGTTTTGGATGGAAACAGACAACCATGAACCTCGTCATTGTCGAATCGCCAGCGAAGTGTCAGAAGATCCAGGGATTTCTGGGGGCAGGCTGGCGCGTCATTGCCACGATGGGTCATATCCGAGCCTTAGAACAAGCATTGGATGCGGTGGGAATCCATCGAGGATGGGAGCCGAAATACGAATGGATCAAGGAGAAAGCCAAGGCGATCAAGCAATTGAAAGAGGAGGCGAAGGAAGCAACTCAAATCTATCTGGCAAGTGATGATGATAGGGAGGGTGAGGCAATTTCCTATGCGGTATGTCAGTTATTACGTTTAAAACCAGAAACAGCACTACGATCCGTCTTTCATGAAATAACGGAGAAAGCCGTCAAGCATGCGGTGGCAAATCCGAGACGATTGGATATGAATCGAGCAAACGCCCAGCAGGCCCGTGCGATGTTGGACATGATGATTGGATTCACGATCAGCCCGCTTCTTTGGAAATCGGTTGCACCGTCTCTTTCTGCGGGGCGATGTCAAACCCCTGCCTTGCGATTAGTGATTGAACGAGAAGAAATGATCGAGCACTTCAAGGCGTCGTCGAGTTGGCAGCTTTCCGCCACTTTTGTAAAAGACTCCTTCTCTATCAATGCGGTCATGACAGATGAACTAGAAGATGAAGAATCTGCTTTGAACTATATGGAGAATGTACACACTTCTAAGGAAGGAACCGTTCAACAAAAAACAATAAAGCCGTGGATGCAGGGTGCACCGCCGCCGCTCATCACCAGTACCCTACAGCAACAAGCGAGTGCACTCTTTGGTTTGAATCCGAAGAGCACAATGAAGATTGCACAGAAATTGTATGAAGCAGGACATATAACGTATATGCGAACGGATCAAGCGGTTCTATCCGAAGAAGCAGTAGAAGAAGCCAAAGCGTATGTTCAAGAACACTATGGTCCCGCCTACATTTCCTCTGCGGAATCCAAGAAATCAAAGAAAGACCCTTTGAAGCAAGAAGCCCATGAGGCCATTCGACCGACGCATATGGATCGAGTAGAAGTGGAAGGAGACGCGTTGGAGAAGAAGGTGTATCGATTGATTTGGCAGCGAGCGATTCAATCGGTTATGTCGCCCGCAAGGGGCGAAACATGTACGATTCACATTCAGTTGGAAGAGGACTTCATGTGGCAAAGTATATGGAAGAGAACCACATTTGAAGGATGGAAGAAGGCGGGAAAGGTGGTGGATCTGGATGAATCAGATGAGGAGGAATCCAGCGACTGGGACAACGCTGTCGCGATAATGATAGGAGATCATCTTCTATGGACTTCAATGAAAGCGGAGCCAAAGGAGACAAAGGCGAGTGGGCGATATACTGAGGCGACGTTGGTGAGAGAGCTGGAGACGCATGGAATTGGTCGGCCTTCGACGTTTGCATCCTTGCTTTCGGCGATTCAAGAAAAGAATTATGTAGAAACCCGCGATATTCCTCCGAAGGAGATAACCTTAACAGAGTTTCAAATGAAGCCCCAACAATGGCCTCCTTTGAAACATGAATCCAAGAAGAAAGTGGGGGGAGAGAAAAAGAAGTTGGTTCCAACGGAACTAGGCAGATCGGTGTGGGGGTACTTGAAGACAACCTTTTCGGATTTGTTTGCCTATGAATTCACGGCACAGATGGAACAGCGTCTGGATCGTGTGTCGAATGGCCAGGAAGAATGGAAGGGAGTGTTGCAGGATACGTGGAATTCCTATCAGGCGAGATATGAAACTCTGAATGTAAATGCAAAGCAAGCAGCAAACGCAAAAGTACGTGAATTCGGCAACGGTCTCAAGGCGGTACAGACGAAGAATGGTCCACTCCTATTAATCGAAGGAAAGACGAAGAAAGATACTGTGTTCTTAGGGTGGCCGAAGGGAATCTTGTTTGAGGACATAACGGAAGAGCAGGCGACCCAGTTTCAGCCAGAATCCCATGTGGGCGAATGGAATGGTCAACCGATTATTAAAAAGTCAGGAAAGTTTGGAGCCTACCTGCAGTGTGGGGATCTATCCGTTCCGTTTCAAGAAGAATCTCTGGAGCAAACCATTGAACGTCTGGAAGCCAAGAAGGGTTCGGGTCCGTTAAAGACGTTTAAAGAGTATGTTATACGAACGGGGCAATACGGTCCTTATATTATGAAGACGTCATTGAAGAAAGCCAAATTTGTATCGTTGCCCAAAGGGATTAATCCAACAACGTTAACAGAAAAGGAAGTAGAGGCGTTATATAAATTAGGATTGGAATCAAAAAAAAATAAAAGGAAAGAATAAGAATGGCAGAAGATGGAGTAAATGTCATCAATGGATCGGACCCAAAACCGCGTTCGCGATCCGTTTCTCCAGTACGTGGTTCACCTGGAGCAGAGGAACCTCCCAAGGAGAAACGTTTTTTGAATGGCTGGTCAAAGGAACAAGAAATATTAATGGCGGAATGGAGTGATTTGGCGATGTGTTATCGATGGCTGCATGATAAATCAGAAAAGCACTTTCATAGTAAAACCATCTGGATCAATCTTCCTGTTATTATTTTGAGCACTCTAGGTGGAACAGCAAACTTTGGTATTCAATCATTATTTGACGATGATACTTCCAAGAAGTATGCCAGTTTTGCGATCGGAGGTGTTTCGTTGATTGCGGGTCTACTCACGACGATTGGAAACTATTTACGGTATCCGCAACTCGAAGAGTCGCACCGTGTCGCCTCGATTGCATGGGGTAAATTTCAGCGGTTGATTGCGGTAGAATTGGCGTTGAAACCGGACGATCGCATCGATTCATTGGACTTTTTAAAGATTTGTCGTGCGGATTTGGATCGTCTGATTGAGCAATCACCGCCCATTCCACAGGAGTCGATTGATTTGTTTACGAACTTGTTTGGATCCATAACGGATTTGAAGAGACCTGATATTTGTGGCGATTTGAAGCATACGCAGGTATTTGAGAGTTCTGAGGCACGACTCAAACAGGTTGCGACGGAGGCAGCATTATTATTGCGTCATAAGAAGAAGGCGTTGAATGAGCTCCTTTCTCCGCAAATCCAGGATACGATTCGAACCCAGATTGATACGCGATTGGCAGAGGCCTTAGAAGAGCGAAAAAGGTCATTAGAGCAAGAAATTGAAATACAGAAAGCGGGTATTCTAGAAACGGAAGAGGAGTATCAACGTGCATTAGAGGCACGACAGAAGAAAATCATGGATGAGATCGAGGCGGAAAAGAAACGCATGGTACCTGACACTTCTGTAGCTACTTCTTTTACTTCGTTAAAACCGCTCGGATCTGCATTCGAGAATCGTCTTCAGTTTAAGAAAAATCCGTTATTTACACGGCCGTCCATTTCAGCGGCCCCTTCTAGAAGACCGAGTTTAAAACCATTGGATGAACTACCCAAGGATGAACCGCCCAAGGAACAAATCGCGATCTCAACGGAACCTGCCGTGAATGTAGTGGTGATTCCACGATCGGATGAATCGGAATCTAAATAAAATTGATGAACAGGCGATCTAAATCATGGCTGCCCAATCGTTTAGTATGAGGATCGACAAGAAGTTCATAACGGAACTGTTCCATGATAATCGATCGCTCAAATCGCTTTGGACGGCCACACGACTGCGTCATGTGCACATTGCGATGCTTTTTAAGCGTGGAAAGATATTGGAAATAGCGACCAATCGAATTGGCTCACGCGTTCGTGGTTGCGGATATGATGATCGAACGATTCATGCGGAGCGTGCTGTGTTGAAAAAGGTGGGGGATTATACCAAGTTGGATGGTGCGATTCTCATTGTATTTCGAATCTCACGAGGAACCAATGAACTAGTTGACTCTCGACCGTGTAAGAACTGTCGTCCTCACATGGAGAAGTGTATCAAGGAATATGGTCTTCGGTGTGTGTATCATTCGTGATTGTATAAAAAAACTTTATCAGAAAAATACTATTTTTTCTGGTAATGGAACTCGGCCCGTTTTCCAAATGTCCCATAGGATGGACCATTTGATCTGTGGACCCCTTTTAATTGTACATGCGATCGAAAACTGCATCATGTAGTGAAAGAGTCGAAGCATTCTTCTTTCGTAAATGGAAGGCTCCTTCATTCCCTCTGTGGCATGTCGTAATTCAAAGGTAGAATGATCGGAAGTAGACATTTTTTGTGGTGTTAACCAAGACAACCTCATAGGGGTGGTTTGTTTCATTTCATGGAAAAGAATGGGAAGGGAGTACATAGGGTGAGAGCGTCGAGATGCATATTCATGAACACACGATGTACCGATGTAAAATGTATTCCATGACATTGTAAGACGACTCCCTACATATAGGGTCAACAAAATAGATTTGATGTTTTATCAAAAATCAAATCAAAGGGAAACGGCCAAGGTTGGATTCGAACCAACGACCTTCAAATTAACAGTTTGACTCACTAGCCCCTGTGATACTCGGCCATGTTTCCACACTGAATCCGTAGATTCTAAATCTCAATTTTAAACGCAGCTACAAAATGAACGAAACGTCATGTGGTTGTTCCCGTCGACACATGGGACATTTGATTCGTCCTGTCTGACATGGTTTAATTTGAAGAATGCATTGTTTATGGAAGACATGTTTGCATTCGAGTGCGGCCCAGACGGAAGGAGTTTTTTCGTGATCTTCATCTTGGCAGATGGGACACATTTCATGGTACGTTATTTTATAAATTTCACATGCATCGCAGCACTCTTTGCTTCGTTCAACGAGTTCTTTATTGCAATGGTCGCAGAAATATAAATGAAAGAGATCGTATTTGGCCAGCTTTGCGATGAGGGATGTGGTAATGAGAAGGGGTTCTCTTCCTTCTTTGGATCCTGTGGTAGATGCCATAACATAAGGAGGATCACATAGTTCGATGGAATACTGTATTTCGGAAATGGTAAACTCGCCGTGGACTTCGTCATCGCGATCTAATAGGGTTGAAACAACCATTTTGGTATAATGATTTAACTGTACGGAAAAGTGTAGATCGCATGGAATTCGTTCATTATGTTGGACGAGTTCTAGCATTCGTTTTTGAAGGTAGAATGCTGCTTTTTCAAGGCGTGGAACATGAAGAAGTTCCCCGGTTTCTACGCGTTTCATGACTTCTACTACGGATTAACATTGTAAAGGCGTATAAACGATGGGTATAAAAAATGGATAGAACATAGTCGATGGAGAAGATCTGCCCGAAATGCGCAGCGGATCCAACGAGCCATTCTTTTAAAAAGGTATCGGAAAAGGGGGGATTGGTAACCTTTTATATGCACCCTTCAAAGGCAAAATTGTATGACGATATGGAGGGTATTTTGAAACACGTAGACAATATGATCCAATCGATTGGGAACAAACCGTGGAGATGCATTATTGATGGCGATGGATTTGATGTGAAACATGCCGCGGAAATCAAGCTGGGAAACGCATTGTTTACATTGCTGACCACCAAGTATGGTGCAACCTTTCAAGAAATTACGGTCATCAATCCAACGTGGCATATTGAGGGTATGATCAAGTTGGCTTCGGTGGCGATGAATGCGGAAATGTATTCTAGGGTCAAGGTTTTAAAGGATCGCAAGCGTAGTATTTTGGAGTTTATTTAAGGCATTTCTAACAGGAGTGCCTGTTTACAACAGGCATTTCTCACAAGACCTAAAAAGACCAGGAATAAACTGGCACTTGCGAATGCATTCCATTTCCTTCTTGGACAATTTCTTCTTGGAAGTCTTTCTGCGACCGTTTGTTAACACAGAGACTTCTTTGAATCCTTTGGATCCGCGAATGGAAACGCGGGAGGTTTTGACACGTCTGGTTCCGTTGATGTTGTCGGAATGGACCTGTGTGGATTGGTAGTTGAATACGTTCTTCATCTCTACAGAGTTTAAAGAAGATTGTTGATGAATAGGTGTGGTGAAATGAGTAGGATGGAGGGGTCGAAGCCAATGAAGTCATACATACATTTCTACCACAAAACACGAGCATGTCTGAGTGGTTTAAAGAGACGGATTTAAGACCCGTTGCAGAAATGCGCGTGGGTTCGAACCCCACTGCTCGTACTTTTTTGAGTATCTTATAGATCTTCAAATAAGTACATGATACCATTCTATTTATCGCTTCTTGGTCATACAACGCTTCTTGGTTCCACCAATACGAGCTGGATTAGGGCCCATATGTGTTGCGACATGTATTCTTCCTGGATTACCCGATCCTTGAGCCGCAGCAAATAAAATATTAACAATCAGACCGAGAACCGTTCCTGTTACGGAAGCTACTGTTTTGGCACCTTCCAGTGCGATTCCTTGAGCAGACTTTTTGAATTTGTCATTTTGAGCGAGTTTGGTTTCGATCTGTGCTAATTGAGCAACTTTTCGTCGTTTCTCTTCTTCGCTGACAGGCAGCTTTTTGATTGTATTTAATTCTGATAGAACGCGATCGATTTCATCCTTTGCGTTTTGATTGTTTGCATATTGATCTTTTAGCATGGTGAGTTTTCTATTGGCTTCACCGATGTTCATTTGCATATGGTTTTTGTTAAAATTTTTATTGGTATATCCTGGTCGGAGTGAATATAGTTTAACTGCCTTACCATTGCCGTTTACCCTTCCTGTATTGTGGCTATTATAACGCATAGAAGGGTGATTTGTATTAACAATCTCTCCATTTTTATATTGAAAACGGCGATTGGCTGGTGCCTTAAGAGATGCCTTTTGATTGTTTGTTAGCTTTGATTGATTCGATTTCAAAAAATTGTATCTTTCTTGAGTAATCGCATAATTACTAGACTTAGATTGTTTCGATGTTTGACCACCCATTTCTATTAAGTGCAGAGATTATGAGGCGGGCCGTATGACAGGGGATTCTAGTTGGATCGAAGGTGGATCATTTGTTCCATTATCATTCGGATACGAAACGCATTTGTCCACTACGATGGGTAGGTTAAACGCAATCAAATGATGAACCGCATGAAAATAATTGTATTCATAGGTCACAGCAACAAAGAAACAGGCAACATCTGCAACACTGAGTGTGATACCTAGATACAAATATGGATTCCATATCGAAATGGATCGAATATGGCGATAATGAAACCCCGTGATGATGAGGGTCATGAAGGCAGTAGATGGAAGAACGATAATCGCCCCAATATTGAGAAAGACAAGGGCCTGAAGAATAGTTTGTATCAAGAAGAGTTCCGTTCGAAGTTCGTAATGATTGGATAAGAACAAGTACATACTAAACAAATAAATGGACAAATAAGAATAAAGTCCATCAAGAAAGTCGAATACACCGCTGTCTGGAATGGGTGATAAACCAGAATAATGCATGTGATGTAGAAATGAAAAGAGCGAATTAAAAAGAATTTGTAGGGAATAAAAGTACTTGCGATGGTATTGATAATATATGATGCAGGGCAAAGATGCCAAGTTGGAGAGGACAACAAAATAGGCACTCATTGGATAACCTCTGCTAGTATCATTTAGGTCTATTCAAGGGTAATCAGCATCGGCAAATCATTCTGAATGACCCCCATGATTCCATCCAGCTTCCTCCAGAGCTGAAAGAATTGCTTATAGGGATCCTTCTCGTACTGATAGGACAGAGACCAGCCACTAATCAGGAAAGGCAACATGCTGCGAAATCGTTGAATCAGAGTTTGGCCGATTTTTTCATCAGGAAAAGGTTTACGTTCCGCAGTGGAACGAGGTGGTTCCCATTTCGGTTGCACAACGACACGATCGAGTTCTTCTCGGAAGGCATAGGCGAGACTGATCTGTTTCTTGGGATTGAGCAAGGGATGAGAGGATTGTGTTAAGCGACGGTGTAGTTCTGAACTCCAGGCACGCTCTTGGTCTTCACAGTAATCGCAACCGAACCATTCGCAAGAGTATTTGTGTTCTTTCCCCTCGTGAATCGCCAGAATGGTAGGGTCGTCGCAATGAGAAAGGGCAGAGATCCGTCGAGTTTCATTGGCGACACGCTCGGCGAGTGCAGTAGAGGCAGCAGGATCTTTTCCAAACACGGAATCCCACTCTTGCTTGGCTTGTTTGATATGAGGTGTGATACGTTCCGTACTGCATAGATTTTCACCCTGTAAAATATCACCCCAGTATTGAATGAAAATCGATACACGTTTCTTTTCGAGATACTCCATCATCCATTGACGCATGATCGGCAAGTAGGCCTGGAGAAACGCGGCGAGTTCCTGGAATCGCTCGACGGCGAGGGACACATTGCCAAAGGCAACGGTTTCTTGATCGTCAATGTCTTGAATTTGTTTGATACGCCAGAACCATTCACGCAGGATAGGGTCGATGCTCATCTACCAGGATATCATATGTCGCGTTTAGGTACGAACTTAAAGGACTACAAGGAAGATAGGGTGTGGAGAAGTCGATTTACTCAAGAGGTTACGAGGACTGATTACTAACCAGTTGGGCTACGCCCGCGTAGGTTCGAATCCTGCAGTCGACGAACTCCACCATAACGCCCTCATAGTTCAGACGGTTAGAACGCTCGCATAGTAAGCGAGAGGTCACTGGTTCGATTCCAGTTGAGGGCAAACGCCTCTATGGCGCAATCGGTAGCGCATCGTACTTGTAATACGAAGGTCACCAGTTCAATTCTGGTTGGGGGCATCTTTTATGGATTGTTATAGTCATAAAAGGTACCAGTGCGAGACTTAAAATATTTGAATATAGTTAACATAGTAGGATGGGATACATCTATAAAATTACAAATACAGTAAATGGGAAGTGTTATATTGGTGTGACAATACAATTGAATCCAAATGATAGGTGGACAAATCATAAATCAAGTATTCGACAAAGATCAGTGAATCATTGAAGAAATATCATGCAGATAATGAGTTTAATCGTAAAAACACAGTGAAGCAGCTGAGAAAAATGGACTGACACGAAGAAATGTACAAGCTGGAGTATCAGGATATTCAAAAACAGCAGGAGGATTTATTTGGAAGTACAATGAATCTAAAGAGGTTTAACCTAATGAAGAATAGAACCAGGAGGGTTCTATCAAGTCTCGTGTCGCAATTGGACAGCGAGTGCGACTTCTAATCGCAAGGTTACGGGTTCAAGTCCCGTCGAGACTGGTAAAGCGATGTAGCTCAGATGGCAACGAGCGCTGCGCTCATAACGCAGAGGTCCGTCGATCGAAACGACGCGTCGCTAGAACGATCCCGTCATACGGGCTCATTCTAGAGTGTCTAAAGAATGTAAAGAAAATCATATGTCATTCACTAGGGAAATGGGTTGTGGATGTGGAAAACGAAATGGAACGACCCAGCCAGCGGTCGTGGGAAAAGACACGGCCGAATTATTGTCTCCCACTGAATGGGGCCCGTTCTTATGGAAATATTTGCACTGCATCGCAGAAAAAATGGGATTTACGGGAAATAAGATCATTGATACGGATCAGGCAACGTATATGGAGATTTTATTGAATACGCTTCCGTCGATTATCCCATGCCAGGAGTGTCAAGGGCATGCGGAGACGTACATTCAAGGAAACCCAGTTCCAACACTGAGGGGATTGTATGGACAAGAGCTACGACAGGCAACCCGACAGTGGTTGTTTTTATTTCATCAAGCGGTTCGTATCCAAAAGGGTCAGGACATTCTTGTCGCGACCGTGGAGGATTGTGCAGTATTGTATGATAATTGCGCGGTACCGAAGTGTGAGTACACGTCGTTTATTCAGAGTGTTTCGGCGGGAGTGAGACAGGGATGGGTGCGAATCGATCAATGGCGAAAGTGGTATAGTTATTCGGAACGTCTGAGGATCATTTCAGGGAACATTGTGGTATAATAGAGATGGGAACAAAAGTAGTTGACCAATATTCTCTACTCCATTTTTCCATGGGTGTGGTTGCCTATTTTTGGTCGATGCCCTTACTTGTATTGATTGTGCTTCATATCGTATTTGAGTATGTAGAAAATACGAAATGGGGCATGAATATCATTAATACCTATTTTACTAGGTGGTGGCCTGGCGGTAAACCGTATGCGGACAATCTAATCAATCAAACATCCGATATCGCATGCAGTGGTATCGGGTGGATGATGGCATATTATCTAGATGATTTCTATAATATGTAGAATTAAGGTGTGATGTTCCACGTGGAATTAATGAATCCGTCGACGGCCACGGCGGTGGTCTGGGAAGCGTAATGGGCGTTCGCAGTGTGAATGCCACCATAGAGACGCGACATGCCCGCCTGATTCGCCATATCGTCCCATGTTGAATACGAGAGAGAAACAGGTGCGATAGGAGCAACGCCAGGCTCGACAAGGGATGTTCCTGCTCCAATGACAAAATCTCCAAATAGCCCTGATTCGTTGGGAGTTAATGATGGGCAGAAGAGTGTCTCCATATCGTAGGAGATAAAATTTTTAGTTATGTTCGCTCCAAACCATTTGGTCATCGTCAAGGCAAACGCCTTGGTAAAATGACTATGACCCGATGGAAAATCAGGGAAGGGTGGTGAAACAGCGTTTGCGGCCTGATAGGGAACCCATTGGGATCCGTCCACGGTTCCGTTCCATGATGCGACCTGCATGCCAGCATAACGCCGACGGACTTCTTGGATGGGACGATCCTGCATGAACTGACCCTTCAAGGCCCAGGTAATACGACCGCCCTCGAACATGTGAATAGCGAGATCCAAGAGAGAGTACATGATGGTTCCGCAGGATGCGACGGTGGTACGCATGTATTCCTTCCAGAGCCAGATGGACATCAGAGGAGGAGGCATGATGCCGTGCGCGGATCCAGCCCAGAACTCGGCAATTACCTTCTCCTCGTCGGTCAAATGAGCGGTGATGTCCATGACCATGTCGATCTCAGCATCGCGGTCAGAACCAGTGAGAAGAGAAACCGATCCTTTGATATCGCTCTCATTCTGTTCAGTCAGACAGGTGGACTGAACAGTACCCCAGAGATAGGTTGCGTAGTTTTGTTGAACACCATTCACAGTTAGACGAGTCCACTGCTGGGGTTCAGGGAAGGCGGCAATGTTTGAAACGGTCGAACCATCGACGACAATGGTGTGATTCCAATTCGCGGATTCCGTGGGTTGTGTGGCCGTCGCTGCGACCGATCCATCAGATTGACGCTGGGAATACCAGAAGCTCCACTGCGTGGTCCATGCACCCCAATCGCCTGCATCCTGAACACGATCGACAATGTCGGCAGGGCATTGGTAGATCGATGGTTCGGTCGAAAAGAAGGAACGAATGTAATCGATGGCACAGGTCAACCATATGATAGCGTCGTTCTGTCCCAGTGGTTGAGGAGCTTTGTTGTATGTCCAATCCCAGTTATCGTGCATGCCCTGAATGTGATTTTCATTGGAGACCCAATTCCATGCCTGGACAATGGAGGCAACCAAGAGATACATCATACGAGAGGAGCGGGTGGGACCGATATTGGCGGCGGCCAAGGTCTGGAGACCGGAATCAATGGCCGCGTTCATAATGTATTGCATCGAGGGAACGGGATCTACATTTGAACTGCTTCCAGATATAACAGCTGATAAATTGGCGGGAGGAGCAAAGAATCGAGGCGATGTGATCATGGGTCCTGTTCCTACCGCATTGGTGGCACAGATGGTAAAGGTATAAGGTTGCCATTCTTGAAGATCGGTAAAACGATAGGTGGTTTCGCTGGTGGATACAGGAGATCCAGCAACACCATTCAAATAGGGAGTAATAGTGTATTGAAAAGGTCCATCTCCTACAGTAGGAGCGTTCCAAGAAACGATGATGGATCCGACCGTAAAGGTTATACCTGATACTTGGCCAGGGAGAGCAGGTGTGTAGGGGGGATTGACAAGTGATGCGACCAAAGGATCGCATGGGCATCCAGGGCTGATTCCAATGCAGGTGGGGTAGCGGGTAATTTGGGTCATGCCGCCTGCTTTGACTTCATTCAAGATGGACGCATCCTTAATTCCAGTAGGAGGACGGGATCCATGTCTTGTTAAAAATCCGCCTGCGATCGCTTGTTGGGCTCGTCTCTTGGTCAACTGGGAAGAGTCGTAGATGCGAGACATTCTAGATAATGATAACTTTTTATTATGATATCCTAATAAAAAATAAATCATATACTTCTTGATATTTTTTAAACATCCATGTAATGTGTGCGACAGACGGGACGATAAGATTCCGCACCGCCGATCAGGACATCTTGTTTATGAAAGGCTGCGACGTATTGAGAATATACCGCAACCGTTCCATCTTTGCAGACGGAACAAAACGCACTTAGACGCTGAACTTCTTCAGCATGGGGAATGAGACGCAACATATCGCCAAATGGTTCGCGATTGGATGTTCCATCAAGACCTGAAACGACAATGTGGATGGGTAGTTCATCGGCCCATGCGGTGATGGTATCAAACAAATCGGTAAAGAATTGCCCCTCGTCAATGGCGAGAACCTGGTATTCGCCGGATCGTACCATATGTTCCAATGATGATAGTTTATCAACACAAACGGCCTTTTCGAATCCTTTGTCGTGGGATGCAATTTGGTTGGTTCCGTATCGATTATCGCCAACATAATTGACGACAAGCACTTTGTAGCCAATGGATTGATATCGTCGAATACGACGGAGAAGTTCGGTGGTCTTTTGTGCAAACATGCATCCGATGATCAAGGAGAGATGACCCATGGCTAGCTATTTCCAGCAAGAAATGGATGATCAATTTTACACATGCCTTAAATGGTGTGTATGACGGACATATCGACGATCCGCCGAGTTTTCCAGATGGAACCCCTGTTTTTCATACCAGCGACAGACAGCAGGATTCTCCACGGGAATCAAATACAGATTCGGACAGATCGAAAGAACGGACTGTAATAAGACGGACCCCCAACCCTTGTTCTGATGGTTCTCATCGATACAAATGTATTCGAGTTTATGTCCACGAACGAGTGCAAAGCCGATCAGACCGCCACCCTGAAAGATGCCGAGCGACGCTTCTTTGAATCGGGAGTCCCAGACTCTACGAAATTCATCCGTAGAATAAAAGAGAGATAAAAACAACTGTTTGATAATAACATACTCCGTATCCAACAGAGGACGAATCATTTTAGTTAGATGTCGGATTAAAATGTCTGTTGCAACGCCTTCCACGAAACAGGAAATCGCTCCTCCAAGATCTGATTGATCGCCGTCGCATAATCGCGGATTTCCTTTTGGGCATCGGGACCGAGTCGCAAATGGCAGAGACGGGCGTAGCCCGCGAGACTGGCGGTTTCGACAAACTCGGTATACATACTCTGAGGAAGAACGGCACGGGCCACTTCAGGAGCAACACCCTTTGCCAAGAGATCGTGGTAGGTCTGCAGCGCGGCTTGGGTCTGCTGAGAAAGAATCGCGTGAACTTCGTCCGAATCGGCAACGGGAGTATCTTTGGAACCCTGTTTCAGCTTGGGGTTGCGTTCGCGAATCTCCTGGGCTTTGGGAACCCAGCATTCGGGTGGAGTGTCGACGTAGCGACGACTGACTTCGTTGCGAGCAAAACCGATGGTATGACGGTACCACTCGCGCGCCACAAAAATCGGAAGTTTAATACGAAAACGAGCCTGTGGATGGAAGAAAGGGCTGACGTGATCGTGCTTGGCCAGGTAGTTAATGAGTTTCTTATCACCCTCGGATAACTCAGTGGATACTTTATCAAAGGAAACGCGTGCCGCGTTCACAACGGTCAAATCGTCGCCAAATGTTTCAAGGATCTCGACGAAACCGATGCCGTCCGACATCGTAATTTTAGTCATGTCTAGATCTTAGATTCATCCATTCTTTAGATTTGTAGTGAATAGGAGATGGATCGAATGGAAAAAAAGAAGCGCCGAAAGCCAGAGATCGGGACATATGATGTTGTTAAGGTAGTACCTGTGGAACCTGTTATGCAAGTGATCAAAGCGGTTCCATTATCAAAAGAGCAACAGACGGATGATACAAAGATAGAACAAGTATCAAAAGAGCAACAGACAGAAGAGCAAAAACCACAACATGTGATAAGCGATGTTAAAAAGAAAAGAAATTGTTGTCTTCTTTGTTAGATGTGGAAACGCCTTGCGTCCATGTATACGAATCTTAATTTGGTCTTTGTTCTGCTCTTTCGTTGGCTACCTGAAAGTGTTCAAGATGTTGTTCGTGCATCGACGTTCTTGATCTTAGTGGTGGTGTCTACAATATGGGTATCAGGAGATCTCGTTCGAACGTATGGAGAACTGGTAGATTCTTTTATAAGCGGACAGAGCACACGTCGCTTTGCTTTGCCGCGCGTCGTACGTATTGGAATTGCCGCAGCAGGAGATATCTTATTGCACGTATTTCCTATATATATGATCGGCTTACCAAGAATGGGAAGCTCATTTTTATTCGCATTTGGAATCTTGTCAGCATGGTATGCTACGGCTCGGAATCGGATTCATGAGATTTATGCACCAAGCATACAAGGTAGGAAGGCAGATTATGGAATGATTACTGCTGGAATCGTTGCTGTGGGATCTTATTTGATTCGTAATATGTCAAATGTGCCTATCGAAGATAAGAAAGAATCAGATGAGTAAATAGATGGAAAGAAATCCTGCCAAACAGCATCACGTTGATACTGTTTTGGGTTCATTATCTAAACAGAGCAAAGCATTCGATGAGTATGCTACAAAGGTAAGTCAAGGAATTTATAGGACCAATCAATCAGCAAGGCATCGAAATAGAAACGCTCTTATCAATCTTCAAAAGCGTTTGACACGGCGTAGTTCTGCGCCTAAAATTGGGAATGAAGGAAAAATGAGCAAGATAACAGGATTGATATCACTAATTGATGATAATACGAATGTAGAAGATGAGGTTCTACCACCAGTCATTTCTGTAAGGAGAAAACCAGTTAGAGGAAATATAACAAATAATAACGAAAATTCTTTACCGATCCATCCTTTTAATGTCAGACAAGAAATGATAGATGGTGAAAATGCAGTTGAGGCGGTAAGAAATCTAGAACAAGGGGCCCAACTTAATCATAACATTATGCTACCTGCTATGGTTGAGGAACAACCTGTTGAACCTATAAGTATTCCAGTACGAAGAAAGCCAGAAATAGGTAGTAATTCAAATGATTCCAATCAGGAAGAATCAAATATATTTGATGAATGTGTTCAATTGTACGATCCGTGTACAAAGGAACCTATTCAAGATATGAATGCATTGGAAAAACGCGTAAGAGAAATAAAACAAAAGCAGAAAGAAATTTCGAATGCATCTAGGAAGTTTCCAAAAACGATTGAAACCCGTTTACAGTTACTAGAATTTATTATCAATCGTGATGAACCGCCAAATGAAGGATTGCTCCAATATACGATAAATGGTCAATTATACGAATCATATTGGGATATCGTATTCGCACTCGGTCTACTGGGTGATCAATTCAAGATAACACCCGATTTTTACATGTATAAGGGTAAAATCGAAACATTGATTCGTATGGAAGGAGATGGATTTATGAATCACCCATTGAAGTATTTATCATCTAAAAAAATAAATGAAGGGAGTAAAAGCGGAGCATCAGATATTACATTTGTTTATCAATCAAAAACAGATAAGCTGGACCAGGATCCATGTTCGTCAGATTTAAGTGTAATTACTACGAATGCTTGTAAGAGAGAGTCAAATCATCAAAATAATTCAAAGAAACCAATTCCATTATTCTATTTTTGTTCTGTTAAGTACTTTGATAAAGATAACACAAAAGGCGTTGATAAGTTCGATATACAAAATATATATACTGCTGCGAAGTCTTTGCAACAAGAATACAATAGGAAAATCATATTACTTGTAAAAGATAAGACTGCAGTAGAAGATAAATTACGAAATGCGATTCGAAAATACATATCGGATGAAGCGAGTATTGTATATGGCATGAGTGATTTATTTGCAGCACTTACCATATTATATGATAACACTCTATTTAAACAAAAAAGAGACAAGAAAGAGCGAATAACAATCGATGATATGCAAAGGATTTTGCAATTAGAATCAACACCGAAACCACTATTAACATTGCGTATGCATCAGTATATTGCAACGTATCGCATTTGCGATGCCATTCAGTCTTTTTATCGCAAGCAACATAATAATAAGTTTTTGGTGGGGATTGTTCCTCGTGGTGGAAAGACATTCATTGCAGGTGGTATTATTGATCAATTACAACCACGACGTGTGGTAGTATTATTGGGTGCCAAATCAGAGACATTAACACAATTTAAGAACGATTTATTTGAACAGTTTCAGAATTTTCAAGAGTATGAATGCATTGATGTGGTAGAATCGACCCATCTGGAGATTCATTCGGAAAAGAAATATATATTCGTCATGAGTGTTGAATTATACAAACAAGAGAATAGTACAAGACCATTATTACAAGAATTAAAAAATGGAAAAATGCGTGCGGATCTATTTATTTGCGATGAAGCACATCTAAAGCAAACCACATCACGTGCCATGAAGCAAATGAGAAAAGGTACAGTATCAATTCGTCCAAATGATGATAGAAAGATGGGCGATGAAGAGGAAGAGGAAGAAGATGAATCGACCGATGATCAAGAACAACATGAATTAAAAGAAATAGACAGCACAATTTTACCCGATGTTCCAGTTGTATATATGACAGGAACCTATATTAAACCTCTTACTGCATTTCAAATCCCGCGAGAGAATGTAGTGTTGTGGGATTATCAGGATATCCAGAATGCGAAGAACCTTCGAACAAACGAAGCATATTTCAAAGAGATCTATGGCGAATATTATGAAAGAGCGTTGCATACATGCATGCGATATGGACATACATACGAGTCTATTGAAAAGCAGTATCAAAAATTTCCAGAGTTGTTTTTGCTAAGTACGCAATTTACTCCTGATGCAAAAGAGGCATTTCTACGCCAATCATCAGGTGGATTTCCAACAATAACCCATTTATTTGAAATTCGTAAAGACTTTCATCCTGAAAAGACTCCCCCAGAGCAATGGCATACTGGATTTAGAAATCCAAAAGGAATCATGCGATTATTACACTATTTGGCACCTCCAAGTGATCATATGAATAGTGAACCGATATCGAGTGTACTAAAAACAATTGACAAGATTGCTCAACAGATTGGTGATCGACTGGGATTTTTCACGAGTGATTTTATTACCCATTCGCAATTATGGTTTCTCCCGCATATGAACGGGAACCCATTGTATCATCGTATGTGTGCACTTGCGGGTAGTATCTTTCAATTGCCGTGGTTTAGAAAGCATTTTAACGTTGTTGCAGTGTCGTCTTCTATAAAATGGAATATACGCGGTTCAAAGAATAATTCCATAGAAATTCAAGCGAGTGATGGTATACACGGTGTATTCGCATGGGATCGTTCTATTGGAGATACATCACTAAAGGAGCGATTATTAGATCAAGAAGAAAATGCAAGAAAACAAGGAAAGGGTCTCATTATTTTAGCACAGAATATGCTCCATCTTGGGATTTCATTACCATGTGTAGATATCGTTGTATTGCTAGACAGCGGAGAAAAGATGGACGAGAGAATTCAAAAGATGTATCGTGCGCTAACGGAATCCACAAACAAGAAGGGTGGGTATATCGTGGATATGAATTATTTTAGGACTGTATCTGCAATCATGAAATATAATATTGTTGCAGAAGAATCTAGAAAAGGTAAGAAAGTATACCGTCATCAACTTCCACAGCTATTTAATCAGGTACTTGATATTTATTCGATTGATATTGATAAGCCCATCTTTGGGACACGCGAAGAACGTCAACAAGGTACATCTGAAATACAAAAACAGACCATACCCGAATTAGAACGACAAATTGATACAGGAAAAAAAGGTGATGGAATGGAGATAGATGATGCTGGATATGTACTTAATTCGACGATCGATAGTGTTATGAAAGATATCTATAAAGGGACATATGACGATTTATTAGGAATGTTGAAAGAAGAAGAATGGAAACGGACGGTGAGAAAACCAAATAACAATGTAAAACCAGCATCATATAACTCGAACTCAAACTCGGACTCGGACTCGAACTCGAACTCGAACTCGAATTCACCAGTAGATGTTCCACCATTTATAGACGAAAAAAGAACAGAAGAGCAGAAACGTGCTGCATTTTTTGATATATTTAAAACAACATTAAAATTGGCAGTATTTGGAACCAATGCAATGAATATTCATTCAGTAGAAGAAAGACTAGCAGGTGATGAAGAATTACGGTACATGTTATACGATACGTTGGTCAAGCGAGATATTATCAAAAAAGATAATGAGCCATACGACGAAGAGCGTAAATCTTTCATAATTGATCGCATTATTCGCCCAGGATTAAATAAAATCATACAGGAAGGTAGGAACGAACCCTATATGGCGATGAAAGGTTCGGTGAACGACGAAGAACAATATCCAGAACATGTGGAAAAGGTACTTGGATATATTAAAGACCATTTAACACCCAAAGATGCAGAACGTAAAAAATATGGAGAAGTGTTCACTCCAATGTCAATGGTTCATGAAATGTTAGATACATTACCAGAACAAGTATGGAGTGATAAAACACTCACATGGTTAGATCCGGCGAATGGAATGGGAAATTATCCGATCGCTGTTTTCTTACGGTTATTCTATGGATTTCGAACAAAGGATGGTAAATATATTGGTATAACGCCCGATGGAGAAGGAAAATATAATTCTGGTCTAACAAAGATTATCAAAGATGATACACACCGTCGCACACATATTGTAAAAAACATGTTGTTTATGGTAGAGTTGAACCCTAAGAATAACGCCATCTCAAAAAAACTCTTCCAGAAATTAGCACCTGATATCAAAGAACCAAATATTATTCAACATCATCGTATAAATGGATTTTTAGAAGAAGGTGATATGAAATTTCCGAATGGAACAATGAAATCATTTGATATTATTATGGGAAATCCACCATACAATCGTAATGGTATTAATCGTCCTGATACGCGTAAGAACTCTAAAAGACATGATACGAATTCAGAAGATGGAAATGCAGAGGTTATATGGGATAAATTTGTTACAGCTTCATTCAACTATTTGAAACCATCTGGATTTCTACTATTTATCCATCCTGTAGGATGGTTTCATTCTGGCGATTATGATAGTATCCGAGAACTATTATTAACCAAAGAAATTGGTACGATACGTATTTACCATAAATCGCAGTCAAAATCTGAATTCGGTGGAAAGGGGGAAATAACAGTAGCATATTACTGTCTTCATAATGTATCCAATACACGCAAAAAAACAAAAATAATAGGAATGAATGGCTCGATAGAAAGTATTATGTTAGACACCGATAGTATTATATTATTGAATAATACATCAATCATCGCTAAATATATTGAAAAAGTCCCATTTTGGAAAGACAATAAAAATTTTAGACACACTACTGTTGAATGTACACCAGGAACACATAAACAAATTAAAGGTATATATCATGATGGAACAATACAATATGTAAAAACAAGTAAGCCTCATAAGGATCAATCCCTTCCTAAAATATTCGTATCAGGTGCAACTTACCCACGAATCTATTATGATACAGAAGGAGAATATGGTGCGACTGGAACAACTGTACATTACTGGATTGGTGATAAACCAGAATTAGATAAGATACGTGATTTTTTAAATACAAAATTATCTGCATTTTTGACAACAGAATTACGTTTTAGACAAGGATTTGTTGAATGGAAATACTTTCCAGATATAACTACATTGCATATAGGTAAAATAACAGATGAGAGTTTGGCTGATTATTTTAACTTGACAGATGCTGAAATTAAAATTATTAAGATGGTAGACTTCCCTAAGCGTGAATTTAAATTTAAAGAGGTAGAGTGTCCAGCACCAAAACCAAAAGGTGAATCTCGTTTTGCAAAGACCAGAAAGCGCAAAAATTGAATCTAGATGCCCCTCCAATTAAAATCATAACATGGCAGGCCCTTCCGCACAATTCAAGAAACTCCTTTGTGATTATGATCGTATGACAAGAGATCGAATCCTTTACAAACTCTCCAATTGGATGTATGAGCAACACCCTCTCGATTCAAGGGCATCGCAATGTCATTCCGTCCTCCAAAATCTATGCAATGATAATGGCTATCAGGCTGATATGGCATTCAAAAACAATCCGAATTGGTTTAACCTTGCAAATTGCGATAATTGTATTTCTCTCCAGCGGATTGTGGATGCAAAACTAGCAATTCCACCGTCTATACAACCTGTTGCAATCGTACAACCCAATGTACAACAGGCAGAGAAAGTTCCTCAAAAACCACGTCGTTCCATTCCAAAAAAAATACGCGGCCTCGTATGGAAAGAATATTTTGGAGAGTCTATGACGGGATCCTGCTTCTGCTGTAAGAAGAAACTAGAAGCGCTTGACGATTGGCATGCGGGACATATTGTCTCTCATGCGAATGGTGGAAAGGATGGTGTATCAAATCTACGACCGGTCTGTATTTCGTGTAATTTATCAATGGGAACGGAGAACATGGATGAATTCAAAGCACGGTGTTATTCGGTGTAATTGGTTTATGGGTTTGCCCTACGGACTCCTCCGCCCTCCGAATGATCAGCTGAAGAAGGGACTTTGGGAGAGGTCCGAGGGAAGAACGGGGTTTTGATTGCGAAGTATGCGAAGTATGCGAAGAAAGAGAAACAACGGGCATCATGGTTGTCTTTTATATAAGTCAATCATTTTGTTCAATTTTTTATTCAGGGTACAAACAAATGGGGAATGAGATCCTCATGGTGCTTGTCCTTTTGATCCTTGTTGGGTATGGTATCGCCTTTCGTAAGAAGAAAACGTATAATCAAGCACCGAGAAAGATCTGGACGTACTGGGAGGAACCGGATCATCTTGATCCTTACAAATGCCTATCGGACCGTGCAAAAGAATGCATGAAATCGTGGGGGCAGTTAAATCCGGATTATGAAATCATTCTGCTAACCAAGAAAACGTATCAGGGGTATACGACGATTCCTGAAGAAATTCGTACGCATCCGGATCTAAATCCGGATCATTTGAAGGATGTGATTCAGCTATGGACCTTGGTAGAGCATGGAGGAGTATGGCTGGATCCCACCACATACCTGACACAACCACTGGATGACTGGATGTTTCCGAAGTACGCGGAGTGTTCGTTGTTCAAAAAGGACACCAGTTTTGTCGCGTGCAATAAGGGATCAGAGTTTATGAAGAAATGGAGGGATGAGTTTGCAGAGATCGCAAAGTTTCCGAATGTGGAAAAATATGTGGAATCGCGTGATTCGAAAGATCTTTCGCACCCGAGTCAAGTGGCTCGCCAAATGATTCTCAAAACGTATCCAGCAGATTCATTAATTGTTTCCGATAAGTAGATGGCTAACAACGATCAATTGACACGCGACTGGCAACAAAAGGTTTCTATTGTGCTGAAGTTGCATGATACTATGCAGAGATTAATACAAGAGAAGAATTGGGCAGAACTTGATAAATTATATAACGGTATTACCATTGATACTGGTATGGGTACAGTATCATTTTCCCAGTCGGGTGATGTAAATGCATGGTTAACATCACATTTCAGTCCATTGAATAGCGAGTTCAACCAAAATGAATATGCGAAATTATTCGAAAAGTTTCGTCTGGGTGGAAAACGATCGACAAGACGTCGTCGCTCGCGTTGTCAGAGAACCCGCCGTCAGAAAAAATAATATTTTTTGTCTTTACTTTCCCTTAATTGCATCAGAACGACTCTTTTTCTCCTTTTAGCGGCTAACCGCCGCATCGGATCGACTTCGTCGGTCCTTACTCCATTTCGTATACATATGGGTCCACTGAATAAAGTAGGAGGATCCAAGCCATTCGGTCGCTAACACATGAAGTTCCTTTTCTTCAGGTGTGAGAGACGCATAAAATTCATCAAAATCGGCAGGTAAGGGAGCAGGTTTGGGAGGAGTATAACGTTGCATGGATGTCTGTTTTACATGAGAGAAATCAAATCAAATTTTATCACAATACAAGAGAGGAATGCATTTCAAGGATAAACGTGTTCTAACAATTCGAACCACGGATGATATGGTAAAGATCCTGGAATCAAAAGGCAATTCGATGAAAGATTATAAAAAGGGATCCAAGATTACGGTTGACAATAAAATGGAACACTACAACTATGTCCTGGAAGAGAATCCTGGACAGAATTTCCATCCCGAGTTCAAACCATTTTATACGCCAGCGGAAATGTTGGAAATGGGAGTGTTTGAAGGAAAGTACTTGAATGACTGCATTCTTGAGTTTCCCAAAGAATGGTTTCTTCCTGCGATCCAAAAAGGAAAGTTGTCTCCAGAAGGAGCCAATCCGTCCATCAATCAATTCAAGGTAAAATCTCGGCAGAATCTCGATAAATGGGAGGGAAATGGATGGGTCCCCAATAAGGGAAATCATGTTGCGAAACAGCACCCATTATTATCAGATTCAACCGTCAATTATGACATTAGAGGATGGTTCCAATGGTATTGTCGGTATTGGATGGGGAGACGTATTCCAGAGTTAGATCAAATACAAATCAAACGCTGGAAGGCTTTTGTCAGACATGCGGGTCAGATTAAGGCGAATTGTAAGAAGGGTGATCTGTCGTGTCGTATTGTGAGTCGTCAGGCGTTATTGCAATGGGCACATGATCCTTTTATTTAATGCTTACGATGACGACGAGACTTACCACGACGATGTGTCTTACGTTTTAGAGTCTTACGCTTGGATCTCTTTCCACCCATTGGATAATCCTTATTAAATTGTGCATATGCTCTTTCCTGTGCATTCATAGCACGAAGAACATTTTGTGTACGAGCATATTCTTCAGTATATGCTTTATAACCTGCATCTGCCCTTTGTTCACTACGTGCATTGCTGTGAGCGTTCATGGGGGCCAAGATTGGAGCGGGTGGTGGAGGTGGAATAAGATTATTAGAAGACATTCTATACTATTCTATTAGATTTTCTTCTTCCTCTTCTTCGACGTCTTCGAGTTCTTCCTCCTCTTCCTCGACTTTGTCCTTTACTTTGACAACAGAATGCCCCTTATTGTATTCTCTTGTAAACATGGTCTTGACTTTGGTAGGAATCTCGATGGATTCAAACACTGTTTCTGATACTTCAAGGAGTTGATCTCGGGTGATCCGTATAGCGTCCATACGCGAAATGATCGCCTGAATGGCTGGTAAATCGCTCTTCTCTCCTTTCAATAAGGAAAGCGGTTTCAACAAGATGGTTTGAATCGCTTCCGTTTCTTCGAGACGCATGGCGGAAGCGGATCGCCCACGGGAGCGTCCAATGTCTTCCATCCATCGCCGATGTTTGCCGCGTGTAGCATTTTTACCGAGAAGTTTAGGGAAGATCTGGAAAGGACAAGGGCCTGATATTTTACGAGAGGTTGCAACGGTGGAATGAACAACGTGGGGAAGGAGAGACCAATCTTGGGTTTGCCATTGTCGACAGCTGATGAGATCTCCAAAGGAAACTTGTTCGGCGGCATCGACGGCTTCGTCTAAGGAGCGAGAAGCTGACAAATAGGCTTCTTGGACCATTAAGGGGACCATTCCATAATCGACATAGACGAATTCCTCGGCTTCGGAAATAGGTAGACGACGATTGGACATGAGTTTCTGGGTGGCGGAAAATAGATCGAGACGGAGACTGGAATCTTTTTCGGAAGAGGAGGATCCAAACTCGAGTTGATTGAGAAGGGAGCGGATATCGTTTCCGTTCTGTTCGCAGAGAGCCTCCAGATCCGCTTTGGATTTCGAGATGCCTTCTTTCTTGCACACGGCCAATAACGCAGTGGCAATCGTGGATTTGACAGGACGACTGAACTTGACAAGAAGACATGCTTTTTGTAAGGGGGCCAATTTAGGAACCAATTGATTGGCGATGCATATGATGGGTATATTGGATTTCTTAATAAGATCAGCGAGTTCTCCGACTCCACCGCGTTCTTGTGCAGTGAATCCGTCGACTTCGTCCATGACGATGATTTCCTTGCGAAGACGTTTCATACCGAGCCCCAAGAGTCCTCGCAACATCGAGACGGATCGTGTATCGGATGCATTGTACTCGGTTATGGCGTATCCAAATTCTTTGGCTAATAAGTGCACAGTTGTCGTCTTACCAATTCCAGGAGGGCCTACGACCAATGCTCCATTTTCTTTACCCTTACCTCCAGTAGACCAGGTAGAAAGCCATTGGGAAAGAGTGGAAATGGAATCTTTGTGGCCGATGACCTCTTTCAAAGAAGATGGTTTGTATGCGGTAGTAAAGGATGTTTTAATGGGTTTGGGAGCGGAATGAGCAGAATCTAAGGAAACAATGGGAACGCCGCGGCGGATCGCTTCCTTGTATTTCCAGGATTCTACTATGGGTCGTCCGTCATTGCATTTGGATCCGATGTGTAAAACAGTGTTAGGAACAGGGATAATTCTAACAGATGTACTAGAAGGTAAACCTGATACACTCATGGGTAATGTATGTTTACAGAGTGAAAATAAATCAATTTTAGTAAAATTTGATGGCGATGAGCTTAAATATAAAAATCATCAAACTAATAGAATGTCAGCTGATTCATCCATGGGTGCAAACACTTCAAACAACATCGACTCCCAGAACGATATCAATGATGCTGCGTGGAATCCGGTTGGCGATTCGCCGGTGATCGCCCCTGTTCAAGCGACAACGGAGGTTCCTCCCATTGAGGAGGTTCGTCCAGTGGAGCCTGCAGAACCGGTCCAGCCAGCACAGGCAGAGCAAGAGCCAGTCCATCCAGAGAATTCGGAGGCTCCGCAAGAGCCAGTCCATCCAGAGAATTCGGAGGCTCCGCAAGAGCCAGAGCAAGCTCCAACGGAGCAGCAGACGTTGGAGGAGGTACCGAAGGTGCTGACTACTTCGATTTTGAACTTGAAGATCGATCTTCCTGCATCGGATGGCTCGGATGGCTCGGATGACGATATGCCACCGTTGATTTCCTCATCCGATGAGGATGAATCGAATTCTGATTTGAAGGAATCAGAGGATGAGGATTCAAAGACCGAGCTGGATGATTCGAAGGATGAGGATGAGGATGAGGATGAGGATGAGTCGGGTGATTCAAAGGAGGATGAATCAGAAGAGGCAGAAGATGAGGATCTGATGGTGGCAGTGTTTCCGCGCCCGACTTGCCCGCGCTGCGATGCTGCACTCAAGGCTCTTCTTACACCGAGTGAGGATGAGAGTGAGACGGATTCGGATTCAGTGCGCGTTCATCGTATTCGCCCCAAGCCTACCGAAATTCCAACGATCATTATCACCTTGTTCAAGATCGTATTATTCTTGCATATCGTTCAGTTCCTAACAAATACCTTTGCACCTGCTCGTCGTACGTATTCGTAAAAAAATAGTAAAATATAAGTATGTTATATTTTTTTAGAAAGAAAGTATCCTAGAAGACGTTCTTCAACAGGTACCGTGCACAAACAAATAAGACTCCGCCCCAGATGGTATCGGCAATCGCAAACTTCCAATCATATCGTTCAAAGACAGCCAGATTGGTAAATTCATAGACTCCATACACCGCTAAACCACGCAAAAATGCCTGTTGATAGGATGTGGTTTCGAGGAGAAGATAGGCAAGGAGGAGATAGACGATCATCGCGGATACGTAGCGAAAGGAAATGGGTTGTCCTTGAATACGTTCCATCATGGCACGACCGAAGATTCCAGCCGTAGCCAACCAGAACATATCAACGAGCACTAACACAGCGGTGGCCTTGAAATAAGGAGTCAAGGTTTTCATTCTCTTTTTATGGTATATTTAAAGCATTCTTATCATAAAAAGATAATGAAATTCCCCATAACCAGAGAGCAACTTCTTGCGTTTGATCCTATTCAGCATCAAAGGGAGGAAGACGAGGTGAAACTACAAGCACATATTCAGTATACAATGTCAAGGATTATCAAGGAATTCAAAGAATACATGGAACGTAAGACGCCTGAAACCACCGTGTTTTATGTTTACGATTTTGAGTACGGACGTAGAAACATTCGTAATTCTAAATGGTTGGAGGAATCGTTGCATAAGAAGGAAGTGTATTATCCGCGATTACTGGAAGAACTTCGTAAGACATTCATCGATTGTTCCATAACACTGGATGAGAATCTGATTATTCGGTGGACCTAATTTCGTGTTTAAATATGCCCCTTGTTTATCCGTAAAAGAAACAGAGATGGAATCCATCAAGATTGATGCTTTTAATACCAATCTTCATGGATGCAGAATTCTGTGTCAGGGTCCGTTTCCAAAGGGACATCCTCCGATTCTCGACGCGGTGGTGAAACTGAGGGAGCCTTTCAAGAAACGCATTGTGCTCTCCAAAACGGCATTTTCGATCAGCAAATATCTTCCGTTGGCCTATGATGCCATGTTTCAAGTGAAGGACTCGAGTGATTGGACGTTAGCTCTGACGTATATGACGTATGCTCCAAAACCACTCTTGATTATAACGGAAGACATTGTGATTCCGGATGGAGTATGGTCGAAGTTGAATCGGTCCATGACGCTGGTGAATTTCACGTCGTCTTCGGTCATTCAGGTAAGACCGTATGATGCAATCTTCTTTGCTCCGATCGAAGAACTAACGGTTCCGTATGTGGATTATGTCTATAAATTACTTCAAAGTATCTATCGAACAACGTATACACCGAAGGAGCACAAGGAGATCTTGCAGGAACTTCGGGTGGCATCGGCGGGTTTGGCGTGGTCGAAGGTGGATGAGGAATCGACGGGAGGGAATCTGTTTTGGTATGATCCGATTACGAAAAAGGGAGGGGATGCACTAACGAAACCACAATTAGTGGAATTGTTTGGTATCCTTGCCGATCAATTTCGGGAATTATAGAAAACTCATAGCAAATCGCTCTTGAGCTGCAAATCCTTGATTCATTAATTCTTCCTGTTGACGAGCGGCTTCTTGTTGTCGTCTCAGTTGTAGTTGTAGTTGCTGATTTCTTTCTTTAAGAAATTCTGGAACGGGTCTAACCTGCATCTTAAAAGATGCATTGGGGAGTTGGCGGAGTGATGCAAGACGCTGGGCAGCACGTTCAGCTTCCGCGGCGGCACGCTGGGCTTCGGCCTCGGCATCGGCAATCGCTTGTTGACGTGCGGCTTCTAGTGCAGCTGCTTCGGCAACGGCCATACGTTCAGCGGCGGCATGAGCGGCATTACGTGCGGCACGGGTTCCACGGCGGCGCTGGATTGCTCTTTTAGCAGAATTGATTCGTTCAGCAGATGATTTTTTCGGAGGTCTTCCGCCGGATCGTCGTGTTCGTCTCATGTTCTACTTAGAAGTGTTATTATTTCTTAATCATCGAATCTATTTCTTGTTTCACTCTCTTATTATACATAGAACGATTCCAGACAGTAGCGGGTCTGGCTGCAACCTTCATGGGGGATGGTTTGACAGAAATAGGTGCGGCGGTAGGTGCAGTGGATGGTTTCGGTGCTGCAGCTGAAATCTCTCGTTCATGATGATTGACAAGTTGTGCAACATGACCTTTTCTTAGCCATGCACGGGTTTGTTTCAAGTCGTCTTGGTAGGTAGAAAAGAAAGAATTACCTCTAGAAGAAGTGTGTTTAGCCAACCATTCAATGATTTCCAATCGTTCCAGACGTTTACGATATACATCGGTAAGATCAGCGGATTGGGCTGTAATAATAGAAAGTAAACTACGCTCTACAGCTTCCCATTTAGACAATTCTTCTTTCATAAATCCTAAATCACTTATGGGGGCTTTTTTAGGGTAATGACGTCTCATAACAGGAATACGAATGGAGAGATTATAGATCGCTTTTTGACAGCGAAGATGATGAATGGTGCATTGTAAAAGGGGTTGCTGGACGGAAAGATTCTGTCTGTACTCCTCTGTAGTTTTTTCTGCATATTGCCATGCGTGATCGGTAGCATCCAATAACCATTGGAAAATAGCATAGATATCGGGCCCTTTTTCAGAAAGAATTTTAAGACCTATCATCTTACGAATGGGATTGGAATAAGCTGGATCGTGAGATTTAACAAAATCCATCATGTGAATATCATTTTCACCAAGAATGGTTCGATCCTGTATGGAAAGAGGGGTACGAATAGCAGGTTTGGAAGAGACTCTGTTATATGTCATGCGTTCCATCTCTTGTGCCACTTGGATGGAAAGTTTCATTCGTTCAAAGAGAATACTATTTGATTGTTGAGAGGATGTAATAGGAATTTTTAGATTCTGATTGGTTTTGGATTGGAGTTTTTGCCATTCAATGTTGGCATCTTCATTTGACATTCCAGGACGATTGGATAAAGGAGTGAGAGCCGATAATCGTAGTGCGATTTCAGTATTCGTGGATAATTCATTTGCATGGTGTAGTGTTTGTTGAAGTAAACCTCTTTTAAAATTAATATAGGATTGGTTCTGTTGTTTATGATTCGCTAGGATAGTTGCTTGTTCGTCAATAATATGGACGAGCCGTGGATCAAATTCTATAGTTAGATAATCATCCAAATCAACAATGGGTTTATCTCCACTCAGGTGTATGATTCGTAGGACCAGTTCTTGTAAATTAAACTCACTCTTTTGACCACTCAATAATTCTTGTATTTGTTGACGAAGTTTATCGGATTCTTGTATGGCTTCATTGGCCTTTTCTTTTGCTTTTTTTGCAAGATTGGCGGATTGTTTCCGTCGGGTTACCCTTTTCTCAAGGCTTTTTATGTTTCTCCCACCTCGCGTTCGCCTACGCATACTACGTTAT